GGACGCGGCGGAACCGTCGGCGATGGGAGCGGGCAGACTGCCAGAACGCTTTGGAGGCCCGGGCCGGAATCGAACCGACGTACGGGGCTTTGCAGGCCCCTGCATAACCACTCTGCCACCGGGCCGGTGACGTTTCAGTTCAATAGCTTATAGACCGGATAAGTCAAGAGTTCTGCCGTTGTTTTGCAGTCGCCCGCCGGGCGTTTTGCAAAACGCCCAGGATTTTCGTTCGCTTTTCGTCCGCGACCAGCAGTTTGATGGCATCCTGGGCGAGGCGCGCCTGGCTGACACCGGCGGCATAATGATCGACCATGCGCCGGGAGTTGCCGGTGACCGCGGCGACTTGGGCCGGGCTGGCGCCGGCTTCCAGCAACCAGCACGTGGCATTCTTGCGCAGGCCGTGGCCCACGTAGCGGCCGGGATCGGCGCCGCACTTTTCGAGAAGGGCGGCGATCTCGCGGCGCGACCAATTGCCCGTCCAGCGTTTGCCGCGCTTGGTCATGAGGATTGGCCGCTTGGGGTGCGCCGGCGCGGTCAGGCCCATGGCGCCGAGGGCATCGGGGATGGCATGGTCGAGAACGGCCCTTAGAGCGGGATGGGCGGGTATGACAAGGCCCTTGCCGGTCTTGTCCTGGCGCACGAGGATATCGCCCGTGAGGTCACCAGGGCCGCCCGTGTAGGCCTCCCAGAGCATGGCGTGGCAATCGCCGCCGCGCTGGCCGGTGCAGAGGCGCAGCATGAGATTCCAGGCCAACTCCGGGTAGGCGGCTTCAAGCGCCACGGCGATCAGCTCGTCGGGCCACGGCGGCCATGACTCCGGCGCGCCATGGGGCCGCTCGCGCAGGCGCGGAAAACTGCGCGCCGGGTTGACGCGGCCGAACAGGGCCGGATCGGCGATCTTGCCGAAATCCAGCAAGACCGACAGGGCGGAAAGGCGCTGATTCGATTGCCGCGGGGCGTGGGCCTTGTTGTCGCGCAATTTCTTGACGCTCTTTTCGTCCAGGGCGCGCACCGGGAGATCGCCCCAGGCCGCGCGGATCTGATCGACGTGCCGTGCGCGTCCGCGCCGGGTTTCCGGGGCCAGCTGGGCGAATTCGATGGAGGCGAGATAGCGGCCGATCAGATCGGCGAAGGTGCCGGGGAGGCTGCGCGGGGCGATGGCGGCGGACCGGGCGGCGATTTGGGCGTCGATGTCCCGGGCACGGACGGCGGCCGCCATGGGATCGTCTGGCAGGCGCTCGCGGGTTTTGCGGTGGTAGAGATAGATGCGGCGGCGGCCATCGGGGCCGCGATGGGTGACGCGGTTAATGTTTCGCACGCGAATCCGCACGATCAAGGCCAGCCTCGAAAGGATCGGGCCCGATAGATTGGCCGGGTGCCCTGAGGGCGTCAAGAGCGGCGTCGAGATCCTCGCGCAGCCAGACGGCGATGCCGCCGAGCTTGACCGGCGGCGGCAGACGGCCGGCGGCGACCAGGCCGTGCAACGTGGTCAGGCAGATGCCGCCGAGATAGGCGGCGGCGAGCGGCGCCCGCAGGGCGCGCGGCCAGCCGGGCAGATCGGCGGGGGCCAGGCGGCAGGCGCTCATGGGGCGAAGCCCGTGGGGTTGGCGAACTCCAAAAGGGTATCCGCGTGGCACGGAGCGTCGAGGGCGCACCAGCAGGCGAGATTTCGGCCGGCGAGTTCCTGATAAATCAGATCGATCTTTGGAGGTGCTGCAATGCGCAGCGGGTATAGGCCGTTGGCGAATGCGGCGGCCAACTCGCGCGCGTGGGTGGCGGTATCCACGCAATGGCCGTTTTCGAATTCTAAACTATCCTGGGTTTTGTGGTCGGCGAGCGGGCCGCGCGGTGCGCCGCCGGCGAGCCAGGCGCGGTGATAGGCCGCCGCCGCCGCTATGCGACCCGATTCGTCGGCGCGGAATCCGGCGGCGACGGCCGCCCAGGTAATCCAATCGCCGCGCCAGGGAAACGGATTGCCCCAGGGACCCGGCCGCGCGACGCTCTTGGCGGGCAGGCCGTTGAGAGCGCGGGAGGTGGCCTGGAGGTCGAAGCCCTTGGCGCGAGAGAGGCGCAGGCGGACGGGGAGGATGGTCACGGGTAGGGCACCGGGACGATGGCGATGACGCGCAGGGTTCGCGCCTTCGGCCATTTGTGCTGCGCATCCAGCTTGGCCACGTGTATGGCGGCATCGATGGTGTTGCCGGTGACGCGCAAAGAAACGTCAAACGTAAAACAGGGACTTTGCGGCACGGGCTGATCCTGCACCTCCAGCACCACGTCATAGGTTTGCAGGGGGATGGGCCGGGCTCTCGCGGCGGGGATCGCCCCGGGGATCATCGAAAGCACCGGTCGCAGATTTCCATGTAGGTGGCGGCGGCGGCGGCGATCAGCAGGATGACCAGGGCCACGTTCACGATCCGCCCCGTGCCAATTGCCGCTCGCACTGTCGGCAACGCGGGCAGTTGCCGGGTTCCAACAGACCGGCTTGGCCGTTCCAAATGCGCAGGGGCACGATGGTGGCGGGCCGGCAGAGCGTCACGCCGGAGTTGCCGCGCGGGTGGCGGCGCCAGTAGTGCGCGAGCCCACGGCCGAAGAATTTCAACGCCCAGCCCCGAGTGAAATTATCGGGGACGGGCGGACCGGACATAAAAGACGGCGCCATGGGCGTTCCACTACCAAGGCCGCGGTGGCGGGGAATCATGCCGCCACAAGCCACGGCACCATAGAAGAAAAGCATCTCGATCATCGCGGCGACTTCGGATATCGACGGTCGGCGGGCATGAGGATCGCCCCGTTTCGTGGGAACGGGGAAAACGCTAATTCGGATTTATGTGCAGGTCAAGACGGAAGTGGGGAAAAATCCACACGGAACAAGGCCGCCCGCATCACGCGGCCTGATAATTTTCGGTCGGCCTGGTGTGGGCGGTAAGGCGGTACTGCGCGACAACCACGCCCTTGATGGTCACGGCGCCGTCGGCCAGGGCGCAGGGCTGTAGGCGCGGATCGATGCTGGCCGGTACCAGGAAGGGCGGCCGGTACAGGCGCAGCATGGTTTCACCGAGGCCGATCTGCCGATCGGCAATGGTGGCTATGACCACATCGCCAAGCATCGGGACGGCCTTCGGATCGACCAGAATCCGATCGCCGGGGGCATAGCCGAGCAGCAGGACGGCGTTGTCGCGGACTTCCCAGACTTCGCAATGGGCATGGGGGTAGAGCACGAGGGCCGCGCGCGTGTCCACGTTGGTCATTTTCGGCTCGGCGATGAAGACCGCGCCGGCCTCGGCCACGCCTTGGGGTACCTCGGCCGGACCATCGCCGGTCATGATCCAGGTGAGGGACCAGCCGTTTTTGGCGGCCACCTTGCCGAGTCTATCGAGATTCGGACTGTTGGACTTCTTGGGGCGCTTCAACAGGCCGCGCAGATAATAGGGGCTGACGCCCTCGATGCCGGCGCACAGCTTCTCCGGGCTGAGCCCGCTGTCATTCACCAATTTATGCAGGCGTCCACGCCAATTCTCGATCATGCGTGGATATTTCCACAAAATAGTTAATACGTCTTTGAGGAAAAAGCCGTTGACGTGTGGAAATATCCATACTAATGGTGTTTTCGGTGCGGATAAAACCGCACATGTTGGGGGTGACACAACATATGGAAATTAACACGAAGGACCGGTTGATTGCCGACGTTCACAAATTCGTGAGCGAGACCGGCATATCGGAAGGCCGATTTGGCCGGTTGACCGTGAACGACGCCAAGCTGATCGCCCGGCTGCGCGCCGGCAAGGACGTGACCACCGCCAACCTGGACAAGATTTACGCCTTCATGGACGCCGAGCGGGCGCGCCGCGCCGGACCGGTTGGGGCCGCATCATCATGACCGGCGCACCCACGGCGCCTGGCGCCGATCCCCTGGACCGCATGATCGATGGCCTTCAGAGCGCGGCGGCCCGCGAGGCGACGCGCCGGGACCGGGGCAGCAAGGGGCGGGTGAATCCGGGGCGGTGGGCGATCATTCAGGGGCGGGTCGCGAAGGTTCACAACCACGGCCCGGAGACGAATCCACACGAGCCGGGCAGCGCCGCCGCGTTTTGCTGGATGGCCGGCTACAACGGCACGGCCAAGCGCGAAGCCGAAATCAAGCGCACGTCCAAAGCGCTGATCGCGGCGCGGGCCGGAAGAAACGTCAAACGTGAAACAGGCGCCGGACAAGCCGGCCGGGGCAAGACCGGGCGGGGCCGGTCGGTCCTGGGGCCACGGCGGGACTGGAGCGATCTGGACGACGAAGTTCTCGAGCTCTGCACCGGCGGCCAGGATGCCTTGTCGGATACGGAGATCGGCACCGTGCTGATCCGCTCGGCCCAGGGCGTGCGCAACCACCGGGCGCGCCAGCGCACGGAAAAGGACAAGCCGTGAGCCGGCCCGAGGATATACCCGGTCGCGTTTCCGGTGTGGTCTGCGCCGAATGCCGGCGGTCGGAAATCGATACGGCGACCCTCGCACTGGGCTGCAAACGGCTTGGACGGTGCCCGGCGCGGGCGGCTCATCTTGGGGTGCGCCTGGTACGACCGCGCGATCTCGATTCGGGCGTCGTGCGCGGGAACAATCCGCGCAGCATCCTGTATGACGATGACCCGGCCGGGCCGCCCGATCCGTCGAACGCCGACGATCCCCGGCCCCTCGGATCATCCTCGGATCAAGTCCGAGGACCAAGGGTGTCCGAGGACCGGGTCGAGACCGAGGACGAGTACGGGCTGGACGGGCCGGGGGTTCTGAATCCACCAACCATGGCCTGCGGATCAAGTCCGAAGGTGGTTGGATAATGGTCGGCGCGATAGTTCCGGGGGCCAACTTCCGCGTGGCGGAGTGGATCGATCCGGAAGATGACATCGTCTGCCGTCTGTATCCGGCGGGCGGCTCGAAGGCGGTGGCGAAAGCCTTGAAGGGGGTCAGCCCGGTACATCGGACGCGTCGCGCGATCACCGGCCGAGCGCATGTTCTCGGCATCCGGCGAACATGGATAAAGCCGGACGATGCGGCCCCAACCTGCAACGTGGTGCCGTTGCGCGGCGCGGGCCGTGACACATACCAGCACGGCAAGCCGAAAGCCGCGATCGCCTGGCGCCGGGATCGATGCCTGATGTGCCGAAACCCTTTCGAGTCCGAAGGGGCGCACAACCGGATCTGCGGCGACTGCAAGAAAACGCCGGTCTGGCGGGACGGCGGCGAGGGCATCGGATATCCTCTGAAACGGGCCAGCGGCGCCCGGCGGGCGCCGGCGATACGGGCGCGCGCCGATCTATGAGCGGGGCGCGGGCGCACGACTGGCGATCCCTGAGCGTGGGCGAGATGTCGGTTTTAGCGGCCATCGCCGAGCGCGGCCGGCGGCACCCGAGCCGGTTTGTGCGGCCGCCGCGCGGACGGGGCCGGGAGGCTTATGGGCTGTATCGACGCGGCTATCTGCAGCGGATTCGCTTCAAGACTCCGGACGGCACGGCGACCCGATACCGGATCAATCCGTTGTTGATCGATTGGGGCGCGGTGCAAGCGAAAGGAAAGGCACTGCGGCCTCTGCCGGAAGGCGGGAAAGAACCGGGACTCCATTCGTGCCAGGCGGTCGGGTGTCCGGATGAGATCAAGCCACCGGCCTTGATGTGCGGGCGGCACTGGCAATTGGTCAACGAGGGGCTGCGCCGGGACATCGAACAACAGACACCGGCGGATCATGCGTGGAGCGCGCCCTTGACGCCCGCCCGCGCGTTGGCCTTGCGGCCGCTGATCCGCCTGGCGGACGCGGCGATCCTGCGCGTGGCGCAAGCCGAAGAGAAGCGGGGGCCGGTGCTGTGACCAAGATCGAATGGGCGGATGAGGAGAGTGGAAAGGTTGACGATGGCCGATGAGGGCACGGGGGCGGATGAGGGCACGGCGGCGCCTGGCGACGTTGGGCGGCGGCTGAGCCGCGGCGAAACGCACGATCTGTCGATGATCATCAAGGATCGGACCAAGGTGTTGAAGGCGCACGCGGACGAACAGGCGGCGGCGTGCCTGGCCGATTTCGAGAAGAACCTGGCGGCGCAGTTCGATTGGGATCAGGACGCAATCTGGAAGGCGGCGGCCCAGGAAGCCGAGAAGGTCGCGCGCGAGAGCCAGGAAAAGATCGCCCGGCGCGCCGAGGAACTGGGCATCCCGCGCACCTTCGCGCCGCGCCTCGGCGTGACGTGGCAGGGCCGCGGTGAAAACGCCGTCGCGTCGCGCCGGGAGGAGCTGCGCCGCGTCGCCAAGAGCGCCATCGAGGCCATGCGCAAGGCGGCCGTCACCAAGATCGAGAAACAATCGCTGGACCTGCGCACGCAGGTGGTGGCCATGGGGCTGCTGTCGGCGGACGCGAAGATGTTTCTGGAAAGCCTGGCGCCGGTCGAGGAGGCGATGCGCATCCTCGATTTCGGCGAGATCGAGCGGCGGCTTGAAAAAGAACAGAAGCTGCGCCTCGCCGACCGGGACCGGCTTTACGGCCGGGACTTCTGAAAGGGGCGGGCATGACCAAAATCGAATGGGCGGACGAAACCTGGAATCCCATCGTCGGGTGTTCGGTGGTCTCGCCCGGCTGCACCCATTGCTATGCCATGCGCCTGGCGGCGCGGCTGGAGAAGATGGGGACCGAGCACTACGCCGGGCTGACCGCGCCCGCGAAGGCCGGGGCGGTGTGGACCGGGCGGGTGGCCCTGGCGCCCGATCACATTCTGGCCAAGCCTTTGCAATGGCGGGCGCCCAGGCGGGTGTTCGTGAATTCCATGGGCGACCTGTTTCACGAGGACGTGCCCGACGATTGGATCGACCGGGTATTCGCGGTGATGGCGCTCTGCCCGCAGCATACTTTCCAAGTGCTGACCAAGCGCAGCGCGCGCATGCGGGCGTATCTCTCGCAAAACGACATGGCCGCGCGGGTGGCGCCGATCGGCGCCTGGATGGTTGAAGACGGCGATACTGCCTATTCCAGCCTGCTTCATGGCGAGTGGCCCCTGCCGAACGTCTGGCTGGGCGTTTCGGCCGAGGATCAGGCGCGCGCCGACGAGCGGGTGCCCGATCTGCTGGCGACCCCGGCGGCGGTGCGGTTCGTCAGCGCCGAACCGTTGTTGGGGCCGGTAAAGTTTCTAGGCCACATGCTTGGGTTTGCCGCTGGCTATCCGGCGAAATGCGCCATCTGCGGACACGGCCATGGATTCACACGTTGCCCCAATACCGGCGGCGTGTCGAAGACCTGTCATCATCGCAACTGTGCTTGCCCCGGTTTTCGGCATTCGGTCGGGCAAGGCATCGACCAGATCATCGTTGGCGGCGAAAGCGGACCGGGCGCGCGGCCGATGCATCCGGACTGGGCGCGCGCGATCCGCGATCAGTGCCTGGCTGCGGGGGTTGCGTTCTTTTTCAAGCAATGGGGCGCGTGGCGTCCGGGGTCTGATTTTACCAACCGGTCATCCATCCCGCCGATCTGTCTCGACCGGGCCGGCCGCCAGGTGACCGCGCCCGCTCGGCGCGGCGATTTCCCCGAAGGCGCCACGAGCGCGGATGGTTGGAGCTGGATGCGCTTGGTCGGCAAGGCCGCCGCAGGGCGGATGCTGGACGGGCGGGAGTGGAACCAGTTCCCAGAGGTGCGGGTATGACCCGGCGGCGGCCGTCGGCGATGTGGTATCGGGCGCCCTGATGGGCTTTGCGCGCCGGCTTTTCTGTCGCCACCGGGATTACGACGTCATCCGCGAGGAGGCGCTGGGGGTGACGTTGTCATGGGAAGGCCAGCCGACGGTGTTGTACCGGTGGCCCTGCCGATGCCGGCGGTGCGGCAAGGCGTTCAATCGCGAGGGCATCCTACCGCCGAATGTGGAAGCGATCGGTCGTTTGGACCACGGGCGGGATACGGACGGCTGGCCGCTGGATCGCGGCGGCACGCGGATGCGGGTGGCGCGTCTATGAGCCGGCGCGGCGGAACCGAGTGCGTCATTGCGCCTCGCGATGCGTGGCTGGCGTGGCTCGCCGCCGGCTGGCGGTTTCCCGGCGATATCGCCCAGCCGATGCGCGGCCCGCACGGGATCTGGAGCGTGATGCTGTGGAGGCGGGTATGAAATTGCGTTTGATCCGGAATTACCGGGGTCACAACAAGGACTTTTATCAACGCGGGCCGAATTGGGTTCAATTCACCGTTCCACCCTCCCGCAAGACAGGGCGGTTGGCGCTGATCGTTTTCTGGGCCGCCGCCGGGCGGACGCGCACGGTGACGCACAAGGTGAAGACGGCGTTCGGATCGATGCACGTCCATGTCGAAATGAACGAACAGGATCAACCGGTGGGCGGATCGATCAGCGACCCGGGCAAGGAGCCGGACTCGCAGATCGCGCGCCTGATCGAGGATCTATCGGCCGGGCTGGATGCGGCGCTGCGGATAGGTCCTCGCGTGACCCTCGGCCCAAATCCGAGGTTGAGGGTGAAGCGGATGCGTGAAGTTCTCGATGTCAAGCGGCCATACGCCGAGTTGGACGAGGGCAGCGATCCAATTATCCCCGGTGCGGATTTTGTCGAGCAGGACGGGGTGATTTACGCCTGGTCGGAAAGCAATGTCCGGTACGAGCGAGCATGGTGGCTGTATCCGGATGCCGATGCGTCGTCGCCCTTGGTTCGGCACCTGAGAAAAACCCGTATCGGTCCGGGTCTGCAAACCCTCGATGAGACTCAGGAGGGGTGATGCCGATGGCTAAGCCGACGTTGGGATATCCGAGCCGCACGGCGGCGGTTCAGGCGATGCAAAGGCAGGGGATTGCCGACCGCAAGATCGCGGAGCGCATCGGGATCAACACCTCGACGGTCGCGGCATTGGCGAATTCCGGCAGGCGCGCGGACAAGCGCCAGCGCAGGCCGGCCGAGGAACACGGGCGGACGGTATTGTTTCCGGTCGACATCCTTGACGCCCTGCGCCCGGCGGCGGCGGCGCGTGGAATCACAGTGAACACATTGGCCCGGCGCCTGGTCGAGGCGGTCATCGACGACGATCTGATCGATGCGGTGCTGGATGATGGCGGGGGCGGGGCATGATTCATATTCGAATTGATGGCGAATTTGATAACAGGAAACGCAAGTTCGCCTGCGGACTCGGACCCGAACTACCCAAAGGCGATAAGTGGGTAGGTGAAGGCGAATACGGCCAGCATAAAATGGTTGATTGCCCAGGCTGCGGCGGCGCGAAGCGACAATTGGGAACGCCGATCTCGGAACTTTCAGGCCAATCCGGTAAGCCTGGTTATGATCGCTTCGTCGCCATCGCACGTTCATGGGGATATGAATGATCGCGATGACCGGCCTTCGGGGGTTTGGGTTCGCGGCGCCGGAGAGTGGCACCGCCCTGGCGCGCTATGACGCGGCGCGCGGCGCGCTGGCGGCGGCGCGCTCGATCGACGAGGTGAAGGAGGTGCGCGACAAGGTCGAGGCATTGCGCCTGTACGCGCGCCAGGCGCACGACGTCGAGCTGGAGACATGGGCGGCGGAGATCAAGCTGCGGGCGCAGCGGCGCCTGGGCGAATTGAGCCGGGATCTGGAGACCAGCAAGGGCGGGCGCAATCCGGCGGCTACTCTTGCCGATGGCGGGATGAGTAAGCGCGCGGCGCTGAAGGCGGCGGGGATCTCGACGAGTGCTGCGCATCGGTGCGAGGCGGTGGCGGCGATCCCCGAGGCCGAGTTCGAGACCTTCATCGCAGGCCGTGCGGCGGCCGGGCAGCCGGTGCACGCGGGCGAGGCGGTCAAGACCCTGCGCCACGCCGCGCGGCGGGCGGCGGCGATGGCGGCGCAGGGATCGCACCGCACGGATACGACAGCGGACCTGGCGGCGCTCGCGGCCGATGTGGCGGCGGGCGCGCGGCCGCCGTTCGGCTGCATCCTTGCCGATCCGGCCTGGGAATACGAGACCTGGAGCGAGGGCGGCCAGGGGCGCTCGGCGGCGATGAAATACCGGACCATGACCGAGGCCGAGATCGCGGCCCTGGGGGCGCACGTGCGCGTCCTGCCGGCGGACGATTGCCTGCTCATGCTGTGGGGGGTGTGGCCGCAGCTGCCGGGGGCCTTGGCGGTCATCGCGGCCTGGGGGTTCACGTACAAGACCTGCGGCCTGTTGTGGGAAAAGCTCAACCCGTCGGGCGAAGGGTTCCACGAGGGCATGGGCAAATGGACGCGGGCAAACACGGAGCCGTGCCTGCTGGCGACCCGCGGGGCCCCGTTCCGCCTGAACACGGACGTGGACCAATTGCTGGTCGCCCCGCGCGGGCGGCACAGCGAGAAGCCGGCGGAAGCGCACGCGCGCATCGAGCGCCTGGTGGGCGGGCCGTACCTGGAGCTGTTCGGGCGGGCGCGGGTGCCCGGGTGGACGGTGTGGGGGAACGAGGTGGCCGCCCCCGGCGGTGGGGCGGCGGTGGCATGAATACTCACGGGGCGGGGATGAATACTTGGGGAATACTTGCGGCGGCGGCCCTCGGGTCAAGCCCGCGGGTGGTCCACGGATCGGGCCCGAGGGCCAATGTTTCACGTTTGACGTTTCATGGCGGGGTTGGGGCATGAATGCCCCACGGCGGCCGGCGCTGCGCTGGCATGGCGGCAAGTGGAAGCTGGCGCCGTGGATCGTCGAGCACTTTCCGGCGCATCGGATCTATGTCGAGCCGTATGGCGGCGCGGCCTCGGTGCTGCTGCGGAAAGAGCGCGCCTACGCCGAGATCTACAACGACCTGGATGGCGCGGTCGTGACCTTGTTCCGGGTGCTGCGCGATCCCGGCTCGTCGGCCGAGCTGATACGGCGTTTGGAATTGACGCCCTTCGCGCGCGCCGAATTCGAGGATGCCTACGCGCCGGCGGACGATCCGATCGAGACGGCGCGGCGGTTGTGCATCCGATCCTTCATGGGATTCGGCTCGGACGGGCATAACCCGGAGACCCGAACGGGCTTCCGCGCGGCCAGCAACCGCAGCGGGACCACGCCAGCGCACGATTGGGCGAATTACCCGGAGGCGCTGGCCCGGGTCGCGGCGCGGGTCGGCGGCCTCGTGATCGAGTGCCGGCCCGCGATCGAGGTCATGCGCGCGCACGACGGCCCGGAGACGCTGCACTATGTGGACCCGCCCTATCTGCCAGCGGTGCGCTCGGCGAAAAGCCGCCGGGGCGGCGGCAAATACCATGCCTACGCGCACGAAATGACGGCGGCGGATCATGGCGCATTGCTGGCCTACTTGCGCGATCTGCGCGGCATGGCGGTGCTGTCGGGCTATCCGAGCGCGGCCTACGACGGCGCCTTGCCCGGCTGGCGGCGGGTCGTGATCGCCGCCCTGGCCGACGGGGCGCGGGCGCGCACGGAGTGCCTGTGGCTGAATCCGGCGGCGGTGGCGCGGCGCGAACACGGGCCGCTTTGGGCGGCGGCGGGGCTGGCGTCGTGATGCCGACAATCCACCGGCGGGCGGCGCTATGAAGCGGGCGGGAACAGCATCGCCGGTGAAAAACCTCCGCAAGGCCGGGCGGTCGCGGTGGGAATGGATGCAATGGGCCTGGTCGGCGCCGGTGCGGCCGAGCGGGCGGAAATTCGTGCTGGTGGCCCTGTCCGGGCACGTCGATGAAACGGCTCGGGCCTGGCCGAGCCAGGCCTTGCTGTGCCGCGAGACCAGCCAATCGCGGCGCACGGTACAGCAGCACCTGGAGGCCCTGGAGGCGGACGGATGGCTGACCAGTGAGGCGCGGCGGGACAGCGAAGGGCACTTCGAGGAAAGCGCCTACACGGTGCATTATGAGCGCGGCCGGGCCTATGTGGAGGCGGTGCAACAAGGCCGCGATCCGGACGCAGCGGAAGCCCGGCCAGCGGGTGACGAAGGGGATGCCGCAGGGGCCGACCATGCGCAGATTTCGCGCACGGACCATGCGCAGATTTCGCGCACGGACCATGCGCAGATTTCGCGCACGGACCATGCGCAGATTTCGCCGTCACCGTGCGCAGATTCTGCAACCCCCTCTATAGAAGAAATTTCAAAAGAGGAAATAAGAGGGGGCGCGCGCGACGCCGCCGCTGTGGATAACTCTGGCGACGCGCGCGCCGAGCCTGGAGGCCCCAAATCCGAGGACGAGGCCCCCGGCCCGCCGCCGGCGTGCGCGGTGTGGCGGGAGGCCGAGGCGCGGTTGCGGGCGGTGCCGGCCTGGGCCCTGCTGTGCCGGGCGATTCCCGACGCCGACGACGGCGAGGTGCTGACCCTGGCGGTGGAGGCGCCGTGGGTGGGCTATGCCATCCTGGCCTGGGCCTGCGGCGGACCGTTCGGGGCGGAGGCGTTGGTGGGGCGGCGGATCGACTGCCGGGTTCGGCGGTGGGTGCAGGCGGCCCTGGCCGAGCGGGGCCAGTTCACGGCGGGCAAGCCCTCGCTCGCGGCGCACCGGCGCGACGGCGAGACCGTGCGCCTGGACGATCCGGCCTGGGCGGCCTGGCAGGCGGCGCGGGCGGAACATCCGGAGTGCGCCTGGCTGGACTGCGCCCTGCCCGACGACATCGAGGACGACGCCCTGGTCGTGCGGGTCGGCGACGCGCGGCACATGACGCAGCTGCTCGACGGGGCGCTCGATGGGTTGGCGGCGGCCGTGGGCCTGGCGGTGAAGCCGCGCTACGGCGGCGACATGTTCGCGGCCCTGGCGGCACAGCGGGAGCGCGACCCGCTGCGGGCGGTGGAGACGGCGGGCGATGCAACGGGAACAGGATGACGGTACGGTGAGCAAACTCGCATTTCCGGGATCCGTTTCCTTCGCGTTCATCCCGCGGCCCGATCTGCCCGGCCAAATGGTCGAATTGCATTTGCCCGATATGGCTGGAGAGGATCGGCGCTGGCTGTTCGCCGTGATTCAGGACGAATTCGGCGTGCCGCGCCTTGAGGATGCGAATCAGATCATCGAGACCCGGGTCGAAATCTCGCGCCAGAACATCAAACAAAATCGGGACCTGCGGCGTATCTGGACGGCCGGCGCCGATCGGGTGAGCGTGCGGCGGCGGGGGAGGCGAAAAAAAATCTATCGAAAATCCGCGGGCGAACCGCTGGATCTCGATCACTCAATCGTTCAACTGCTCGCCGGGTGGTATGAAACGGGTGGCATCAGCCTGGTGATGTTGCGTGCCGGCAATCGTTTTGCCAATGAAGTGCGTGCCATGCACGAGCCGACGCTGAACGCTATGGATATGGCGCGGGTCCGGGTTGATAATTCGGTCAAGGAATTGCTTTGGCCCGTTGGCGGCGACAATCGCCGATCGGTGGTGGCGGTGCGCGATGCGCTCGCCGCGTGCGGCGGGACGAATAGCCGACTCGGTTCCCTGGTCGCGCACGTGTTGGGACGCGAGCTGTCGTTGCGCCGATGGTGCGAGATCGAGGGCGCCCGTTTCGGCATCGCCCGACCGGCGGCGGCTAATCTCTTGAAAGCAGCCCTTGAGGTGTTGGCGGTGCATTACGGAACCGGACGCCAATTTGATTCTGATTGACAGGTGGCGTGCCACTGAACTAGGAATCCGGATATTGAGACAGAGGTGCGACTGCAGCACCGCCCGCAAACACTCGTGCGGGATGATTCAGCAAACATTCGCGGACGGTTCGAAAGGGGCGCGGCTCGAAGTCGCGCCCCTTTCAATTCTGATCCCAGCGGAGGCAGCATTGATCGCCATCTCCATCGTCATCATCGAATGGACCAAGCGGCAGAAACAAATCGCCAAGCAACAGGATTTCGCCATGGCTGTCGCCCTGACGCGCACGGCCAAGGACGCGGCAAGCGATGTGATGGTCTCGTTGGATACCGCCTTCGATCGCCCGACGCCCTTCACCAAGCGGGGCATCACGATCATCCCGGCCAAGAAGGGAGAGCCGGTCGCCTATGTGCTCGCTAAGGACATCCAGGCCGATTATCTGGCGATACAGGAGGTTGGCGGCGTTCGCACGCCCAAACCCGGTGCGCCGGTGTTGGCACCCGTGCAGATCGGCGTGAATGTGTACGGAAATATCCCCAAGGGCAAGATCAGGCGGGAAATCGCCAAGCCCGCGGTGTTCGTTTCGGGCCAGGATGAATCGCGCACCCGGCATCTGCCGCCCGGCATCTATCAGCGGTTTAAGCCGACGCGCCGGCACGCGGCCAGGCCACCCAAGTTGCTCGTCGCCCTTCGTAAACGGGCCGGATATCGTCCGCGCCTTGGCATGCACAAGACTGTGAACAAGACCGTGCTGCGGACCTTTCCAGGGCATTATATCGAGGCCCTGCGCAAAGCCCTGGAGAGCGCACGTTGACGGGATTATGCTGACGCACGTTCCAACGCTCTTCCAAATCACGTTTGAAAAATGCTGGAGCGAACGTCGGCCCCCTTCGGGGCCCCTGGGCGTTCGAAAAGCCGAGGGTAATTCGCGAGCGTGGGCCATTTCTAGGCACAGATCGAAAAAAGATCATGTCGTGTCGCAACCATCCTGTGGCGCACTCCGATCTGCAATGCCAATCCGCCGACATCGACCGAGGAAAAGGGTGGCGCGACATGGCCAAGAAACGATCTAGTCGAAAAACTAGCACCAGCCGAAACAAATCCTCGCCGTGGCCAGCCGATCAGGTGGAGCGCCGCCCGCTGACAGATCTGATTCCCTATGCGCAGAACGCGCGCATGCATTCGCCCGAACAGGTGAAACAGATCGTGGCCTCGATCCAGGAATGGGGCTGGACCAATCCGGTCTTAATCGATGAGAACGGGCAAATCATCGCCGGCCATGGGCGAGTTCTGGCGGCGCAGAAGTTGAAAATCGCCGACGTGCCGGTGATGGTGGCGCGGGGCTGGACGGAGACGCAGAAGCGCGCCTATGTGCTGGCCGATAATCAGCTCGCCCTGAATGGCAGTTGGGACGAGGCAATTTTGCGGCTCGAATTGGATGATCTCAAGGTTGCCGGCGCCGATTTGGATCTGATTGGATTCAGCGAGAAGGACATGCTGAGATTGCTTGGCGACGGAACGAAGGACGCCGATACGACGCCGCAAATGAATGGTCTTGAATTCCGCGTCGTCCTCGATTGTGAGGGAGAGGATCATCAGAAAGAGTTGTTGCAACGCTTCGAGCAGGAGGGGCTTAAATGCCGAGCATTGATCTCGTAGTCTCCAGTCCGCTCGAACGGAGCGTCCGGATTAAACAACTTGAAGCCATGTTCGACGTGCCGCCGGCGGAGATGCTGCGGCATCATTGGCAGGGAGATCTGGCGATCGAGGACCGCCCATGGAATATCGGTCTGTTGGTGGGACCAAGCGGATCGGGCAAATCGAGCATTCTATCGAACGTCTTTGGTGACATGCCGCGCCTGAAATGGAAGGCGGCGGGCGTGATCGACGATTTCGATGCCAAGCACAAGATGGACGACATCGCCAAGATTTGCAGCGCCGTCGGATTCAACACCATTCCATCATGGATGAAGCCTTATAAGGTTCTATCGAACGGTGAACGCTTCCGGGTAGACCTGGCCCGGCGTCTGATCGAATTGAACGATCCGATCGTGGTCGACGAATTCACATCGGTTGTCGATCGCCAGGTGGCAAAAATCGGCGCGCACGCGGTCCAGAAATACGTGCGCAGAAACAAGAGACAATTCGTGGCGGCGACGTGCCACTACGACGTGATCGAATGGTTGCAGCCGGACTGGATGCTTGAACCGGCAACCATGACGTTCACTTGGAGGTCCCTTCAAGGACGCCCGGACATCGATTGCACAATCTGCCGGGTGCCCTTTAGCGCCTGGCAGCTCTTCGCTCCGTTTCACTATCTGACCGCTGATCTGCATCCGATGGCGCGATGTTTCGTGCTGTTTGTAGGCGCGTATCCGGCGGCCTTCGCGGGAATGTTGCATCGTCCGCATCCACGAGTACGCGATATCATGGGATGCAGCCGATTGGTGACGCTGCCCGACTATCAAGGATTGGGCTTGGCCTTCGTATTGATCGATCGGGTTGCGGCCGCCTTCAAGACGCGTGGCAAACGGGTGCATACCTATCCCGCCCATCCGGCGTTGATCCGTGGTTTCGATAAATCATCCCATTGGGCGATGCACAAACGGCCCGGCAGATTCGGCTTGTCGCGGCGCGCCGCGCCGCTGAGTACCATGCCGGAGTCGGCGCACATCGGCGGCCGGCCCAACGCGGTGTTCGAATATGCCGGACCGCCATTGTCGGAAGAAGAAACGGCGGCCTTGATGCCGCCAAATGCGAGCGGCGAACGCGTGACGTGGTCAAAAACAAAGGCGTTGGCATAGTGAATCGACGGACGGATCCGATGAGCAACAATCGCCATGCCGATTATTTACGGACAGCACAGGAATGGTGCGCGGCGGGCGACTTCCTGATCTGTCTCGATCAAGACGATATCGATGCGCTACTGGCGCGCGTCGGCGTGGCCCGGCCCAAAAAAAGCCCCGCGCCGGCGAGGGCGCAGGGCTGAAAATAGCGATTAACGATCAGGTGTTCTCTAACTGGCGTTCTTCGACGCGGCATTCGCCGTCGCATGTCCGACAAAAATGCCCCTTATCGAATGTATCGTGAATTTCGAAGGTCTGGGTCTCGACGTTCCAACAAGCGTAAGCATCGACGAGAACGTCAACGCTTCCGCAGGCCGTGCAGACGATTTTGCATCGGGGCGATTTGCTTATTCCCGGCGACAGGTTCGCTGACTTATCGATGATGTGATTTTGAATGAATTCGTCCAGATCGAAACAATCGATCAGATGCCATTCGGCGTCATATTCGTCCAGGAATTCCTCGATTGATTGTTCGTCGTCATTGTCGTCCAAATCACCTGATTGTTGCTCGCAACGAGACGCCGCCATTTCCAGACGGCAGAAACGCTCCGCCTGTTCGTGATCCTTGGCCTCGACAACAGTGCCGTAACTGCCGCCTTCAGGGAAATCATCCCAGGTCATGGTTACGTAGAATCGATGGAGACGCAAAATTGTGCCGGGATTGCTGATCTCTGGTGTTGTGTTTGTCATTGTATCAATTCCCTTGGTTGGTGATCGCGGGATGATCTCCCGTCTGCATCGCGCGAAAACGCACGGTGCAGACGTGAGAACATTGAACGATTGAGGGAACAGAACGGGGCCCCGCGTGATGCGAGGCCCCGTGGTCTAATGCAAATCGATCCCGATCACGGCGAAGTCGCGACAATCGGGATATAGATCACGAGCGGCTTGTGAGGCCGTCTTTTCTCTCCGGAAGGAGCGGATCGTGCCGTTGAGGCGAGCCCCAGAATAGCCGCAGGACAGGATGACCCTACGGCCCGGGCGGCAAACCCGCTCGTTCCATCGAGGCCCGTAACGTCGAACCTCCGATCGTTTTGCGCGGCGTTGAAATGCCTCGAAATACTTGCGTTTGAGCGGTATGAACAGGGCCTTCATGGCCCGGATTGATCGTCAGATTGTACCATCGATTGTTCTCTTTCGTTGTTGACGCCCCGCCACCAATGGAGCTAGGATTTTACCACACATCCGAAAGGATGTTTGGTTGGTGAAAAGAGGGCGCGTCCGGTTCCCGCCGGGTGCGCCCGTCTTTTAGGTGCGACCCATGTGAATCGTCTCGCCCATCGGGGCGATTCTGGCCGGGTCTTTGTTCGTCGAAACCCAAAGAACGGGATAATTCTGCTCTCTGGGGAAATCGCGGCAATCGAGATCGGTCAGATAAATCAAACAGACCGGCGTCTCCATATGTTCGTTGACCCAATCGAAGGCCGGGGTGAATCTCGTGCCGCCTGATCCGACGGGTTGCAATCTGTCGGGCGGATCGTCGTGAGTGAAGGTCTCGACGTTGGTCACCTGGTGATGGCAATAGACGACGGAGACCTTTTCCGGTTTCACGTTTTCGATGATACAGAAAATCTCGCTGGCGAATTGGGCCAGTTCGTCGTCTGAGATACTGCCGGAGGTGTCGACACAAACGGCGATCTCGCCGATCCCATCAGGCACCAGTGACGGCAGATAGATGCCGCTGCCGATGAAGCGTCGATTTGGTTTTGTCCAACTGTATCGACGTTCCACACAGGACTCGACAAACGAGGCGAGAACATCGCGCCAATCAACGATGGATGCTCGGAGCTTGTCGATTTGACGCTCCAAATCTTCACCCATGACGCCGCAGGCTTTGGCGATCTGGGCGGCCTGTTCGGTTGCAATGCGCCATTCGTTTTCGAGTTGTTTCTGTTGGGCCGGACTTAGGAAATCGGCAGGTCCGCCCCCGGCGTTTGTGAATTCGCCACAGCCGCCGAAATTGTGCTTGACGGTGTCTTGCTGTGGATCGGCGAGTGACGTGTCTTTTCTCTTGCCGTGGATGCCCGCGTAAATCTGTTCCACGAATTGCCCGTGAAATTGCGGGTCGTCCAGGTGACCGGCTGGCAGTGTCAGACCCGCGGCTTTTAGAATGCCATTGATCGCGTAATCGCCGGCGATATTGAAGTCCTCGTGATCCCGCTCGCCCTTTCGGAAGATGTGTCCGAAAGCACAATGGCTGATCTCATGAGCGATCACGCCTTGAAGTTCGGCATTCGACAACGATTCGACAAAGTCTTTGTTATAGCGATTCTGTCTGCCGTCGGTTCTCATCGTTTCGATGTTCGGATCTTCGACATATTCGAGTTGGAAGGCCAGCCTGCCCCAGAACGGAAAGGACATGACGAGCTGGCTCTTGGCCTTGGTTATTGCATGCATGATTTTGTTCCCTTGATCGGTTGGTGATTGGCTTGTCTCATCAGTGCATCGGGAGCCATCCGGATGCAGAGGCGGCCTACCTGGCCACCTTTCGACAAATGCGCGGGGCAATCGCTAGGCATTCATAAAGGGGCCCATTTGATCGGCGATGCTCTCCGCCGCCGCGGCAATCTTGTTGCGGGCATTTGCGTCGGCCCGCAGATCTTGCGGCGTGATCTTGGTCAAAGTGTTCTCGATCTTTTTCCGCATGGCTTCGAGATTCGGATCGTCGGAGACATTGAGTCGGGGCAACAGATCGCAAAGTTCCTTGATGTTGCCGACCATGCTGTCGTGGAATTTGCCTTGCACCTTGCCGGTCTTAGCGTCGACGCGATACGTGCTCAGCCGTTCGGCCATGTGTGATACGCTGTCATGCAGCCGCTTCCACAAATCGCCGACGGCGGCGTCCGTGGCGGTTTTGATCCGTTCGTCGAGTTTCGCGGCCTGTTTGGCGATTTCTTTCGCGCTCAGATCAAGCACGAAATGCGAGCCATCCGGAATCGGCTGCGCGTTGGTCTCGAATTCAAACCACGACGGCAGAGCGTTGGCATTCGGATAATCATCCTGGTCGAACATGCCATTGAGCGAGATCTTGGCATCCGTAACGAAATTCGGATAATCGCGGATGAAATTGGCGACCTCGACATCAAAGGCTTGTTTTAGATCGCGCATCTTGTCGGTCCAGGTCTGATAATTCGCGCTCGGCAGAATGCGCCAGCCGACGTTGTCCCAGGGCAGCGTGTTTTCGTAATGAAACGCGCGGGCGTTTTGAACAACGGTCCGGATATTCGCCAACGAATCCTTGGCGATGAGAGCCTTGCTCACGCTGCAGGCATCGCTCGCGGCGTGTTTCAGGGTGTTGACCTCGGCGGTGACCTTGTGATCGAGCTTGCGTGCGCGCCACAAGGAGACGTTGAGCGAGACCAACATTGCTCGATTTGAGAGTATGTGTGTCATGGTGTGGTTCCCTTGGTTGGTGATTTGGCTTGTCATCGTCAGTGCATCGGGAGCCACCCGGATGCAGAGACGACCTACCTGGCCGTCTTTCGACATTTAGATCAGCACGTCGGCGTGTGCCGCGCCCCATTTGATATAGGCCGCGGTGTTGCAAACTCTCTTGTCGCGACGGACTGCATCGGTCACGCACAGCACGCCGAATTCTTTCGGCAGGCGGTTCGTGTATTGGACGATTTGCTTAAAATTGGCTTCCGAAGCCTTGTGGGCCAATCCAACGCAGACGGCATAGAGAGTGGCGATGCCGTTGGGTTGTTCGATATCGGGTACATCCGCGCCCTTCGGATCCATGAGGATGCCGTCGAGATTCGGTAAATCGCGCCAGATACGCAAGAATGACGTGAATTCGGCGGCATGACCTGGGCCAACGGCGCCGGCGTATTCGTCCATCTCGGTTTCCTCGGGCGGTGTGGTCTTGTAGATGTTGGAGACGAATTCCCAGGATCGCGGCGTTGCCGTTGCCCGCGCCTTCGGATCGAAATTCATAAGGCTGTCGGGCCGGAAACGGATGAAGGCAACGACCGGGACGGCAACGTCGGCGTTGAGTGCCCAGGATGTCCAATCGTTGTGATCGACGTCGAGATCCAAATGAACGAATCGATTTGACAACGCACTGGCCATTTTCTTGGCAGCCGCCTTGTCTTCGATCCTGTTCCCCGCCGCGACGATGGCGCAATCGTCGGGCAGTTCGTATTCGCCAAGCCGACGATCTCGAACGAGCTGAAAACAGGCGGATTGAACGTCGAGAGCGCCGGCGTTCAATTCATCGAGGAACAGAATGGAGGGTCCGACGCCGTTCGGCAGAAACTCCGGTGGATTCCAGCGGGTGACGCCGGACTTCACCGAGGGCACGCCGCGCAGATCGACGGGGTCCAGCAAGGCCACCCGCAAATCGATTACCTTGCGCTTGAGTGCCGCCGCTGTCTGCTGTGTCACGTCCGATTTGCCGGCCCCTGGGGGTCCCCAGATCATGACCGGCTGATTGGCGTTAATCATGCGGGCGATGGTGTTGGAAAGTTGGGTCGTTTTCATTGATTTGGTTCCCTTGGTTGGTTGGTGATTGGCTTGTCTCGTCAGTGCATCGGGAGCCACCCGGATGCAGACGTGGCCGCTGGGGCCACGTTTCGACGTTGAAAGAAACGTCTGATTAGATCGTCTTGTGCGATCTTTGCTCCCGGCACCAACCGGGGCGGCAGGCGAACCAGATGCCCCGCACGGGACATGGGCCGATTGAACGGCGTTCGGTTCGGGTTTGGCGACCTGTGCGAAAGGGAAAATCGCGGGGTCGGTCTCGATGCGCGGGGGGTATCTGGCTCACGCTTCCATTCACGTGCAGGCCCCGTCACTCGGGAACAATCGGCATATGACGCTCGATCCAAATAAATAATACATCAAATCAAAGGGATAACGAATAAAACGTGACGTTTTACTGAAAAACGAAAGAATATTGGCGATCCAGATAATATTATTAGATTAATAACCTAATATTATTGCCCGTTCTGCTTAGATTATTAGCTGGGTATTGTTTGACGCAGATCGTCGCGTGTCCATGACAACCGCTCCTGGAGAACATTCGGGCGCGTGTTCCTGTTCCTGACAATCGGCCTCACGACACCAACGCGAAATTCTGGGATTTGCGCATGGCCAAGACCGAGACCGAACACACGCGGCCGCCGGCGGAGGATCGATCCGCGGCCCAGCAGTCCGGCCAACAGGCAGATGGCATGCAATCGGTCGAAGTGATTGCAAAGCTCTTGAATCTCTCGCCTCGGCATCTGCAACGTCTGGCGGCCGACGGAGTCATCCCGAAGGCGGCGCGGGGCCGATATCAGTTCGTCCCGGTGGTCCAGGGCTACGTGAGGCATCTTCAGCAGCTGGTGGCCGCCCGCGGCAACAACGAACTGGCGCAGGAGCAGCTCCGGATCGCCCGCGAGCGCGCCGATTCCCTGGCACGGGCCAACGCTCTGGCGCGCGGCGACATCATCCCCCGGGAACACGTGGTCGCCGGTGTTCAGGAGACGATCGCTCATTGTCGGGCGCGACTGTTGTCGATCCCCAGCAAGGCGGCGCCGGTTGTGGCGATGATCGACAAACCGCTCGACGTTAAGGAAAAACTCACCGAGTTTATTCATGAAGCCCTCGAAGAACTCTCGCGCACGCGCGGCGTCTCGCTTCCTGAAATTGCGGGTCGGCCCGGTGATGGCGGCGGCGATCACCGAGGCCATGGCGGTGTGGGCGCCGCCGCCCAAATTGACGGTCAGCGAATGGGCCGATCAGAATCGAATTCTAAGTCCCGAGACCAGCGCGGAACCAGGTAAGTGGAACACTGCGCGCGCCGAATATCTGCGCGGTTTCATGGATGCGGCGAACGAGCCGGAGACGGAGACGGTCGTCGCCATGTTCGCCAGTCAGACCGGCAAGACATCGGCGATCGAGAACGTCATCGGTTATCATGTAGATCAGGATCCATCGCCGATTCTCATGGTTGTGCCGACGCTGGATCTCGCGGAGGTGTTCTCCAAGGACCGGCTGGCGCCGATGATCCGCGACACCAAGGTTCTCAATGGAAAAATCGCCGACGCACGCGCCCGCGATTCCGACAACACGCTGTTGCACAAGCGTTTTGCGGGTGGACAACTTGGCTTGGCCGGGGCCAATTCGCCGGCATCCCTGGCCTCGCGGCCGATCCGCATTCTGATCGGCGACGAGATTGATCGATATCCGCCGAGCGCCGGAACCGAGGGGGATCCGGTCAGTCTGGCGCGTAAGCGCACCACGAATTTCTGGAATCGCAAGATCTTCCTCATCTCCTCGCCGACGATCAAGACCATGTCTCGGATCGAAACGGCCTATGAGGAGAGCGATCAGCGGCGATACTGGGTGCCGTGCCCGCATTGTCAGGAGCCGCAGACGCTCAAATGGAAGCAGGTGCGTTGGCCCACGGGCAAACCCGAAACGGCGCAATATATGTGTCCCCATTGCGGGGCCCTGTGGAGCGACAGCGAGCGTTGGCGGGCGATCGAGAAAGGGGAATGGCGAGCGGAAAGACCGTTCAATGGGACGGCGGGGTTCCATCTCAACGGCATTTATTCGCCTTGGATCGAATTGGGCGTCGCGGCGTGCGATTTCCTGAACGCCAAGCCACATCCCGAACGGCTCAAGGTATGGGTCAATACGTTTCTCGCCGAAACCTGGGAAGAGGATGCCGAAAAGCTCGATCCCCAGGTTTTGGCTGGACGTTTGGAGAATTGGAAAAAACCGCCTGTCGAAATTATGGTGATCACCGCCGGCGTCGACTTGCAGGACGATCGGGTCGAGGTGGAATTGGTGGGCTGGGGTCCCGGCGAGGAATCCTGGTCGCTGGAGCACAAGGTCATCTATGGCGATCCGAGCGCGCCGTTTCTATGGCAGCAACTCGACGAATGTTTGCTGCAGCGCTTTCGGATCGTCGACGGCCGCGAGCTGCCGATTTCGGCGGTGTGCGTAGATACAGGCGGACATTACACCCAGGCCGCCTATTCGTTCTGCAAGATGCGCTGGAACCGGCGCGTTTATGCGATCAAGGGCAAGGCCGGTGCCGGCCATCCGGTCTGGCCGAAGCGCGCGAGCAAGAACAACAAGGCGCGGGTGAACCTGTTCCTAATCGGCGTCGATGCCGCCAAGGACATGGTGATCGCCCGCCTCAAGGTCGCGGAACCTGGCCCCGGATATTGTCATTTTCCGGCTGACCGGGATGCTGAGTATTTCCGTCAATTGACGGCCGAGAAGGTGGTGCGGAAATACGTGAAGGGTTTCGAGACACGGATCTACGAGAAGGATCCAAATTCGCGCAACGAGGCCCTGGATATGCGGGTCTATGCCTATGCCGCCTTGATGGCCCTGAACGTGAGCTGGGGGCGCGTGCAGGCGGCTGCGGCCGAGGCGCAGGTGGCGCAGAAGAACCTCTTCAGCGAACGCAAGCCGCCGCCGGAATACAACGTGCCGATAGGTGTTCTGCAGCCGTCCGGCCCTGCGGCATCGGGTGCGCAGACTTCGACGCGGCCCGTGAGCCGCTCCAATTGGATGACGAGGTAACGATGGCTTGGACGCAAACGGATATCGTCGCGCTGAAAAAGGCCATCGCCACGGGTGCCACGCGGGTGCGTTACGCCGACCGCGATGTCACCTATCGATCCTTGTCAGAGATGAAGGAAATATTGGCGCTGATCGAACAGGAGGTGAACGGCTCGACCCGGATCCGGCAAATTCGAGTCAACTCGCGCAAAGGCTTCGACGTATGACCGCGCGCCAGGCGGCGATGCGCTACCGCATCAAGGGCACCGGCATCTATGTGCGTCCTGTGCGCGTGGACGGCAATCTGCCCTACGAGGCGGCGGGTCAGGGCCGGCGGGCGACGACCTGGCTGGCACCCAGCATGGGTCCGAATGCCTCGCTGCGTTACAGCCAGGGAACCCTGATCAATCGGTCGCGCGATGCGGTGCGCAAGAATCCTCTGGCCGATGCTATCGTCTCGACGGTCGAGAGCAATATCGTCGGCACCGGCATCAAGCCGCAATGGCAGACCGACGATAAGGGCCTGAACCGCGATCTGGCGGCGCTGTGGCTCGAATGGACCGACGAGTCCGATGCCGATCAGCGCCTCGATTTCTACGGCCAGCAGGCACTGGCGATGCGCGGCATCGTGGAGGCCGGTGAGGTATTCGGGCGCCTGAGGGTGCGCCGGCCGGAAGACATGACGACCGTTCCCTTGCAGTTGCAGCTCCTGGAAAGCGAGTTCTGCCCGATTACCGAGACGCGGGCGTTGCCGGGCCGAGAGATCCGCAATGGCATCGAATTCGATCTGGTCGGCCGGCGGACGGCTTATTGGATGTACCGGCAACATCCGTTCGATTGGTCGGCTCTGGGTGGTGTGGCGGATCTGACGCCGATGGCGGTGCCGGCCAGCGAGGTGGCGCATGTCGCGATATTGCGCCGGCCCGGCCAGATTCGCGGCGAGCCGTGGTTGACTCGTGCGTTGATCAAATTGCGCGATCTCGACAAATATGACGACGCCGAATTGATGCGCAAACAGGTGGCGGCGCTGATCGCCGGTTTCATCACTGAGCCCGGCGAGGAAACGGATGCCTTTGCCGGCGAAGTTCCGAAGTCGGATGAGAACGGGGTGGCGCTGGCGACCTGGGAGCCTGGCACGTTGCAGAAATTGCGGCCCGGCGAGGAAGTCACCTTTTCGACGCCCACCGAGGTCGGCGCCACCTACGAGCCCTTCATGCGCGAACAGAAACGCGCGGTTGCGGTTGCCGGCGGCATTCTCTACGAACAACTGACCGGCGATTACAGCAAGGTCAACGATCGGACGTTCCGGGCGAGCGTCAACGAATTCCGCCGGCGCGCCGCCATGTGGCAACACCATGTCGCGGTCTATCAGCTTTGCCGTCCGGTGGCCTCGCGATGGATCGATCTGGCGTTGCTCGCCGGATTGATTCGACTTCCCCGTGGTATGGAGGAACGCGCGCTCAAGCGCATCAAGTGGGTGCCGCAGGGCTGGGCCTACATCCATCCGGTCCAAGAGGTCGATGCCGATCTGAAGGCGATCCGCGCCGGCCTGAAATCCCGCTCGGACGCGGTCTCTGAACGTGGCGAAAGCGCCGAGGATATCGACCGGCAAACGGCCGAGGACAACGCCCGCGCCGATGCGCTGGGCAACGCCTACGACAGCGACGGACGGCGGCCGCAATCCGGTGCCGCCAAGGCGCCGCCAGACGATGTGCCCGACGGCGGGGCAGACGCAGCTGTGGCCGACGGGCAAGCACAATCGAACGGGAGCGACGGGAATGCTTAATCATCGGTTGATCCTGGAACGGGTATTGAACACGCCTCTGTTGGCGCATCCGGCCAAGGCTGAGATCGTCGCCGCGGTCGTGTTGCGTCAGGCCAATATCGAGGTGAATGTCGCCGCCAACGCCGAAATCGTGAACGCGCCGAAACGCCTGGGCCCTCTGCAGGAGCAAATGCTGCGGGAACAGGATTACGACGACCGACCGTTCCTGTTCGGCCAGGGTATCGCAGTCGTCGAGGTGACCGGCTCGTTGGCGCATCGACAATGGCATCTGCGCGAATCCTCGGGCGTCATGGGCTATGACGGCATCGGAGCGCAATTCGACGCGGCGCGCGCCGATCGCGAAGTCCGCGCCATCATGATCGATATCCACTCTCCGGGGGGCGAAGGATCAGGATGTTTCCAGCTCGCCGACCGGATCTTCGCTGCGCGCGGGGAGAAACCCTTGATCGCGGTCGCCGACGAGATGGCTTTTTCGGCGGCCTACGCCATCGCCGCCGCCTGCGATGAGGTTTATCTGGCCTCGGAGACGGCCGGCGCCGGATCGGTCGGTGCCGCCTACGTTCATATGAGCTTCGAGCGGATGATCAAGGGCGAGGGAGTCAAGGCGACGATCTTCCAATCCGGCGAGCGCAAATTAGAGGGCAATCCCCTGGAAGACCTCAGTCCCGAGACGATCGAGATAATCCAAGCCGAAGTGGATCTCTACGGTCGCATGTTCGAGGGGCGGGTGGCGAAATGGCGCCGGCTGTCTCCGGAGGCGGTGCGCGCCACCGAGGCCGCCACATTCATGGGTCAGACGGCCATCGACGTTGGTTTCGCCGATGGCATCGCGACCCCGTTTCAAGTGTTCGATGCGCTGATCGCTGAGATCGGCGCCCCACAGACCGCTGGGCTGGTGGCGGTTCAACAGAGGAGTCCAACATGACCGTATTGAAAAGCCGACTCGCCGCCCAGCAGGCGGCGCAGCAGAGCGTCATCGTGGCCAAGGCCAAAGCCGCCGACGACGGTGAGGACGAGAAAGTCGCGGCCGAGGATGGCGACGAGGGCGAAGACGAAGAGCAGGCCAAGGGAAAGACCAAGGCCAAGAAAAAGGCCAAGGCCAAATCGGCGCCAAAGCGGGCTGAAAGCGACGATGAGGACGATGAAGAAATGGCAGCGTCCGCGTCGGCGGCGCCGGTCGTGGTCCAGGCCGACCCCGGCGCCGTCATCGAATTGTGTGTCCAGTCGGGCGTGGCACACATGGCCAAGACGCTGGTGGACGCAAAATTGTCGATGACGGAGGTCAAGGCCCGGATCGAATCGGCTGGCGCGATTCGCGGCCTGGTCATGGCGGCCGGACGGATCAGCCGGACCATCGATCCCAAATTGGCCGAGGGCTTCATTCGCGACGGGGCCTCGATCGAACACGTCAAGGCGGAGATGTTCGACCTGCTGATCAAGGGGCAATCGGCCGAAATCCGCAACAGCCACGACGGCGACAGCAAGGCCGGGCGGTCGGCCGTTCAGCAGCACGGCTGGGATGCCGCCTTCGCCACGGCCAGCCCGCGCAAGGCGGTCTGACCGGTATTCAATCTAAGAGAGGAGCAATTGCACATGACGACCCCACTCACTGAAGGCAAGCATCGCGGCGAATTCATCGTCAGCGAGGCGGAGGCCAGCGGCTTCCGGTCGCGCAGCACTGGAACGGTTCTGTCGGGAGAGGTGCTGGTGGCAGGACAAATCGTGGAGGCCGACGGCAGCGGCAAGTTGAAGGCGCTGTCCGGACTGCTCAATACCGGGCTTGGTCTGATCACCGAGGCCGCCGGCATCATGTACGACAACGTGGATGCCAGTGCCGGCGACGCGACGGGCGCGGTCTTTATCGCCCGCGACGCCGAGGTCAACGGCGCCGAACTCACCTATCCGACCGAATCCACCGCGGGCGGCGAAGCGGCGGCGACAAACGCCAGCCTCGCCTTGCTCGGCATCATCGTCCGCTGAACGATCGTTCGCTGACATTTTGAACAGCGGCTTTCTCACAGCCTCATCCAAGGAGTATCCACCATGGCACACATGGACGTTTTCAACAGCGACGCCTTCACGATGGGCGAGATGACGGCCGCGCTGAACAAGCAGGACTTCCAGCCCAGCCTGTTGCGCAGTCTTGGCATCTTCACGGCCAAGCCGATCCGCACCGAATTCGCCACCATCGAGGAACGGGATGGCGTTCTGGCGCTGATTCAAACCTCGAATCGCGGGGCGCCGCTTGGCCAGCGAACCACCGAGAAACGCAAGTTGCATCGCATCGACGTGCCGCGCATCGCCAAGGGCGATCGGATCACGGCGAGCGAAATCGCTGGCATCCGCGATTTCGGCACGGAAAGCGAATTGATGCAGGTGCAATCGGAGGTCGCCCGGCGCCTCAATGGTCCGGCGAGTCTCATGCGCGATGTCGAGTTGACCTGGGAACACATGGCACTCGGCGCCGTGCAGGGCATCGTGCTCGATGCCGATGCGACCGAGATCATCAATTGGTTCACCGTGTTCGATCTGGTCCAGGACTCCGAGATCGATTTCGATCTGGATGCCGCGTCGCCGACCTCCGGTGCCGTGCGAAAGAAATGCACGCAAGTGATACGACAAATGCAGCGGGCGGCCAAAGGCGCCTGGACGCCCATGAGCCGAATCGTTGCATTGTGCGGCGATGCTTTTTGGGACGATCTGACGGCGCATAGCGAAGTCCGTGAGACCTTTCTCGGTACCCAGGAAGCACGGCAATTGCGCGAAGGCCTGGCCTACGAGCAGTTCAACTACGGCGGCATCACCTGGATCAATTATCAAGGCACCGACGACGGCACGACGGTCGCGATCGGGTCGGACAAGGCCAAATTCTTCCCGATCAACGCGCCGGGGGTCTTCGATAAGATCGAATCGCCGGGGGAATGGTTCGACGTAGTGAATACGCCCGGCCAACCGGTCTATTCCATGGTCATCCCGGACGAGAAGCGCAACGCCTTCGTGGATCTGGAAGTCTACAGCTATCCGTTGTTCGTCTGCACACGGCCGAAGATGCTGCAGCGGGCGAAGCGGACCTAAACCAAGGCCTGAAGACACTTGCCGATGAACGGGCGCGGCGATCAAAAGCCGCGCCCGTATACCCCATAAAATGGCGCTCACCGGAGCATCGTTTCGAGGTTCGAGATCATGGAACGGACTCTGTGCGTCCTGGATGAACGCGAGGTCTGGCAGGGGCCGTTGATTTCTGCCGCGCGGCAAAGGGGGTGGCACGCCCGGCGGGTTTTGGCGGGTTACGACACCGGCGCGACCGAAAAGGGTTTCGGTTTCATCCGGCCGCATGCCGATCCGGCGCGTTTGCGCATTAATCAATCGGTCGACGATCCGGCCATGCGGGCGCGGTTGCGCATGTTCCAGGATCGCGCCCAGATCGAGGTCTACGAGAACAAGACCGAACAATGGCGGCGCTGGGGCCGATTCATGCCGGAGACCTGGTTGGTGACCAACCGGGATCAACTCGACGCAATTGATTTGCCGTTTCCTCTGGTATCCAAGGCCAACGAGGGCGCGTCGTCGGTCAACGTGCGGATCCTCGGCGACCGGGATGCGCTGCGTCGACACTCGGCACAGGTTTTCACTTCCGGCATATCGGTGAATTGCTGCGCCGGCAGCGCGAAGGTGACGCAAAAGGATTACCTGTTCCTGCAACGCTTCATCCCGCACGAGATCACTTGGCGGGTGAACATCGTTGGTCGGCAATTAGCCATCTTCCGACGGTTTTGTTATCCAACGCGGCCCGTAGCTCAGACCGGCAATGTCGAGCCGGTGAAGATCATGGATGCGGTCACCCACGATTTATTGCAATACGCCGGCGCGGTATTCGCGGCACTGGAAACGCGCTGGTGTGCAATCGACGTGCTGCGCGACGGCGACCGATGGCGATTGCTCGAAACGTCATTGGCCTGGCCGTGGCCGTCGCCCGGGGATTGCGACAACGGAGTGTTCTTTATCGAACAGGATGATGCTTTCGTCCCCAGTGGCCGGCGATGGATCGACATGATGGACGTGCTGCTGGATGAAGCCGAGGCTGACGTTTGGAATCGGGCCGCGTGATGATGGCGAGCCGGTGGTTGTTGCAACGGCTGTTCTTCCTGTGGGTTACGTTCAGCATGATCATGTGCGTGGTGATTTTCCTGCCATGGTTTCTGCCGCGCGAAACCGTCTGCGGTCTGCTGGGCCGCTGGAAGGACAGCGTTTGGCGCTGGCAGCGCGCATTGGGCACGGCCGGCTGTTGGCTGTTTGACCGGATATTGCACACCGACGAGGAAGATTGCGGAACCATCGCGCGCATGGAGGCGACGGCGCGCCAGGTGCTCTATCGGCGCGGAGAGACCGCCGGATGCGAGTAGAGACCATCGTCACCTGGAAGTGGCGCAAGCCAGGGTATCGATCCACATTCACCGCCGAACACGTCAACGTCGCGCGAGACATGGTGGCGCGCCATTACAAACGACCGCACCGCTTCGTGTGTGTCACCGACGATCCCGCTGGCCTGGACCCTCGCATCGAGGTCCAGTCCATAGGCGATCTCTGGGCCGATATACCGAACCCATCCTGGCCGGCCGGTCCGAGTTGCTATCGGCGCCTGGCTCTGTTCGCCAGTGACGCGGAACAACGATTCGGACGGCGTTTCGTCTCGATCGATCTGGATGTGGTGATCACCGGGGATCTGATGCCCGTGTGGGAACGCCCGGAGCCTATCGTGCTCTGGTCCGATCCTAATTTCCATCCCAAGGGCATGTATTGCGGATCGATGATTCTGCTGAGCGCCGGTGCGGCGCCGGAAATCTACGAGACCTTCGATCCGCTGATCAGCCCGCGGCAAACCCGTGCGGCCGGATGCATGGGTTCTGACCAAGGTTGGCTGTCGTATAAGCTCGGGCGCGGGCGCCCAGTATGGACCACGGCGGATGGTGTCTATTCGTTCTGGGTGCATCTGGAAAAACGGAACCGGCGATTGCCGGCGGATGCGCGCATCGTGTTTTTCCACGGGCACCGCGATTCCTGGCACGCCGACGTGCAGGCGCAACATCCATGGGTGAGGGAGCATTGGCGATGCGAATTTCTTGCCGAAAAGACGATCCCGGATATCCAGGCGCCGACAATTATCATCAGTTGTCCGCCCGCGTTCTCGTCGCCGGCGTCGAAATGAATCATTGCATCACCGCCGACGAGGAAAAGGGATTCGCCAGATGACCTGGACGGTGCCGCGCGAATGGATGGGCGAGACGGCCTGGATCATCGGCGGCGGCGAATCTTTGCGCGGCTTCGACGCGGCGCGTCTGAAAGGCCGCGGACGGGTGATCGGTGTCAACGAGGCGGGCTTGGCCGCCGATCCGGGCGCGGCCGACGAATTGCCGCACGCGCCGTGGGCCGACGTTCTCTATTGGGCCGACAAACAATGGATCAATTGGAATTGGCGGCGTCTAGGCGAACATACGGGGCGCTATCGGGTGGCGCGTTTTGCGCCGGTGATCAGCGAGGATAACGATGCCGGCGCCCGCATCACGGCGCAGTACGATATCAAGGTTCTGCCGCCCACAAAGGTGGCCTTGTCGGACAGGCCGACCAGTTTGTCCGGTTTCTGCTCCGGCGGGGCGGCGATCAACCTGGCCTATCTGTTCGGGGCGACCCGCATCGTCCTGCTTGGATTCGACATGCAGGGCGGCAATTGGCATGGACGGCATATGCGCGGCGGCGACGAGAAACGATATCGCAGCCGATTCATGCCGGCGATCGTCGCGATGGCCGAACCGTTGCGCGGCGCCGGGATCGAGGTCATCAACGCAGTGACCGCACCGGGGGCCTCGACGTTGACGTGCTTTCCTATCAGGCCGCTCGAAGATGTGCTGGCCGGGATGCCGCCACGAACCGATTCGCCAGGCGGCGCGACGCCCGAGCGGGAAACCGCGGAATACCAGGAATCAATCATCGGTCTGGAGATAATCACTGGCCTGGAGGTGATCTCCCCGCTCGCCGTCATGCCGATGATCCGCAAAATGGCGGCGCGTCCGAATTGTACGATCGTCATCCGTCTCGCCGGGCCGGATATCGTCACTCGCCGCTCGCCGCAATGGTGGCGGCTGCGCCTTCAATTGGCGTTCTCCGAGGTCATCATGGTGAGCAGCGATAACACACAGGTGGAATTCAAATGCCGCAATCCGTAGGTTTGCCGCTGTTCGATGCGATCAACGATGCAATTCTCGGGGTGTTTGGCGAGACGAATCCGATCACGCTGATCAAATACGATATCGATGGCGGCACGATCGCCATCGTCGAAACCGAGGGCGTTTTCGACGCCCGGCATTTCTCTGTCGAGGTCAACGGCGAAGTCCCGATATCGGAATATCAGACGATTCTGCTGTGCCGCCGGTCGGCGGTCGATCCGTTCAGCCACGACGATCGGATCACCGTGCGCGGCACCGATTATCTGATCAAGGATTCGCGCCCCGACAGCGAGGGCATGGTGGTGCTGGTTCTTGCATTGGCGCCCGCCTGATGCATCCGCGCAAGGCGATCCGCCATGCCGCCGTCGATCTGCTGATCGCCGGTATTTCCGCCGTCGGCGGCAGGGTATTCCGCTCTCGCGTCTATCCCATGGGGCGCGCCGATCTGCCGGGCATCTGCGTCTATACGATTCGCGAGCCGAACGAGGAAATGACCATCGCCGGCCGGCTGCAACGCGATCTGGAAATGGCGGTCGATATCTATGTTCGCAACAGCAACACGCCCGATGACGAATTGGACGACATCGCCGAAACCGTCGAGGCCGTGATGGCCGGAAATCGCAAGCTGACCGGCACCGCCCAATGGAACAGTTTGATCGATACCACGATCGGCTTTTCCGGCGAAGGTGAGAAGGCTAACGGGCTGGCTCGGCTGCGATATCGCGTCCGCTATTTCACTCCCTGAAGGCAAAACCTCCAAATCATCGATTGAGAGTCGTTTCCCAACAGAAGGAATCATTGGCCATGACCGTTCATACCTCCGCAGGCACGAAAATTTACATCGGTGGCAAGGGCCCGCTGCTTGACGAATCCGCGTTCCAATTGATCGGCGAGATCGTCAATCCGGGCGAATTTGGCCGGGTCTATGAGGAGATTCAACATACGTCCCTCGATAATCGCAACGTGCGCAAATTCAAGGGCTCGCGCAACGACGGCAACATGAACATGCAATTGGGCCGCGATCCCAGCGACGACGGGCAGGCCGATCTGATCGTCGCGCTTGACGACGATGACGATTACAATTTCAAGGTGGAATTGAACGACGATCCAGGCGGCACCGGGGATTCGCCGACGACGATTCTCTTCAAAGCCAAGGTCATGTCGTACACAACCAATATCGGCGATGCCAATTCGATCGTGGCGGCCACGGCCTTGCTCGGCATTCAATCCGGCACCATCGTTGAGACCGCCGCCATCGACGTTCCCTAAAGGGCCGTCCCATGACAAATGCAACCCTGGCCGAGATCGAGTTCACGATCGACGACAAAACCTATGCGATGACGCCGCCGACGCCGCGAATCATCTTCGCCGCCGCGCGCTTCTGCGGCGGCATCTTTCCCATGCGCGAGATGGCCGACAAGGTCGACCTGGACTATTACTTCATGCTCTTGCGCACCGCCTGTCCGGAGGCGCCGCGCGAGGAGGCGGAGTTGCAGGCGTTCATCGTCGAGCATCTCGATATCCTGATTCCGGCGCTGACCAAATATTGGGCGGCGTTGCAGAACAACGGACGGCTGCCGGAGCTTGATCGCGCCGGGGCCGACCGGACGGCAAATTCGGATGCCGAGGGAAAAGTCGATCCGGCGCCGGTCATCGGCAGCTGACGCCGGAACAATACGCCGAGGAGTTGTTCGCCGATGCCATGGGCTGTTTGCATTGGCCGGCCGATCTGGCGCTCGATACGCCGCTGCCGTGGATCGAATTGGCGATGAACAGCTATTGGCGAAATCTGAGGCTTTCCCTCGGACTGCCGCCCGAGCCGCCGGCGCCGGAAACGCTCGACCGGCCCGCCGTGGCGAGGAAAACGCTGCGGATGTTCCGCGCCTTGGCGAAAACAAAAGGATGATAAATCGTGGCTACACGCGATGACGTGAAAGTCCGCGTCGGCGGCGACAACAAAGGGCTCGATTCCGCGCTCAAGGAATCGCAGGGCCTGATCAGTCGTTTCGCGCGCACCGGCACCGGCGCCTTGAGCGGCCTGGGCGCCGGTTTCAAACGCATGCTCGGCGGCGTGTTCTCAGTGCGCGGGGCGATCGCCACGCTGGCCGGCACCGGCGGCCTGAGCCTATTGATCAACAGCTCGATCAGCAGCGCCGATGCCATCGCCAAGATGGCCGACCGCACCGGCACCGGCGTCGAGGAACTCCAGGAACTCACCTATTCCGCCCGCCTCGCCGGCATCGAGCAGAACAAATTCGGGCGCATCCTGGAACGGCTCACCGTCTCGATCGCCGAGACAGTGCGCAACACCGGCGAGGCCAAGGTGGGCTTCGAACTGGCCGGCGTGACGCTGCGCGACACCGAGGGACGGGTCAAATCGCATGGCCGGGTGTTGGAAGAACTGGCCGATGCGATCGCCAAGACCGAAAGCGCCACCAAGCGCGCCGATATCGTCAACCGCATCTTCGGGCAACGGATGGGCGGGCAATTGCTGCCGCTGTTCAAGAACGGCGCGGCGGGCATCAGGCAGATGCGCGAGGAAGCCCGCGAGATGGGCCTGGTCCTGGATACGGTGATGGTGCGCGAGGCGGAGAAGGCCGGCGATCAGATGGCACGGCTCGGGATTATTCTGCGCACCAATCTGACCCGCGCCGTGCTGACGCTCACGCCGCAAATCATAGCGCTTGGCGAGGCGGCGGCCAAATGGGCGCCGCGCCTGGCGGCCTTTATAGATCGCATATCGCCGGATGAGGTGAAGACATCGGATGCGCTGCGCCAGAGGATCCTGGAGATCGAGGCGGCGCTGCGGAAACTCTCCGGTCTATCGCTGGACAATTTGCTCAAGATCACCGATTTTTCCGGCTTCGGCGAGCAGCGCCAGGAAATCGCCCGACTGCTTGGCGAGTTGCTGCGACTCGACGATCTCTTGAAGGAACGGGTGCGCAAGGAAACCATGATCACGGGCGTGATCGAGGGCACCGGCGATGCCAACGATGTGTTGAGCGAAAAAGTCAAATCGGTCACCGAGGCGCTGCAATTCGAACGGGATCAATTGGGGCGTACCTCACGCGAGCAAGCCATCGCCAGCGCCCTGCGCCGGGCCGATACCGACGCGGCGACCGAACAAGGACGGCAGATCGCCAATTTGGCCGGCACGCTCTACGATCTGGCCCGCGCCAAGGACGCGGAGACGGAAGCCACTAAGCGTGCGACCGAGGCCGCGGTACAGCAGGAGCGCGACCGCGAGGCGGCCGGCGAGCGGGCCCGGGCGATCATCGATGAACGCCTGGAAATGCAGCGCAGTTTCGAACAGGAACTCGATCAACGGGTGCACCTGGCCGAAATCAGTAACCTGAACGCCCGCGATCAGGAGATCGAGACCCAGTTGCTCGACGAAATCAACAAGCACCGCGCGGCCGGGATTCCGCTGATACAGGAGGAAATAGATCAGCGCCGCGAGATGATCGGACAATCGGTGGATCGGGCCAATTCGTTGCGCCAGGAAACCGGGCTGGTCCGCGATTTGGGCCTGAGCTTCTCCAGCACCTTCGAGGACGCGGTGGTCAAGGGCGGCAAACTGCGCGATCTGCTCAAGGGCCTGGAGCAGGATGCCACCCGCATCGCGGCGAGGCGGCTGATCACCGAACCGCTGACGGACGCGTTTAGCGGCGTGATTGACAATCTCGGCGGCGGCGGCGGCGGCGGGTCCGGCGGCGCCGGTCTTTTCGCCGGCATTGGCAGTTTTTTTGCCTCGCTGTTCCACGAGGGCGGCCGGGTCGGCGGCCCGGCGCCCCGGCGCCCGGTCCCGGCCCTGACCTTCGCCGGCGCGCCGCGCCTGGCGGGTGGCACCATGCCCAGCCTGCGGCCCGACGAGATCCCGGCCATCCTGCACCGCGACGAGGAGGTCCTGACGGCCCAACAGGCGCGGATCCTTCGTAAGGGCGGCGAATCGACGCGGAACGTGACGCAAATTTTCAATATCCAGACGCCCGATCTCGACGGTTTCCGCCTGTCGGAACGGCAGATCGGCCGGCGCATGCGTCAGGCCTTGTAGGGCGGGTGGTGGGAACATGACCGACCGTTTCAAGGATCTGTATGCACCCAGCGGGCTGCCAGGCTATCCCTGCAATTCGTCGCCGCGTTTCAATACTCAGATGGTCGGCGTCGATAGCGGCGATATGCAGGTCAACCGGCGTTGGCAGCATCCGCTCTATATTTTCAGCCTGCCGGAAGCGATCCGCGAACAATCGGTATTCGAGGCGGTGCATGCACATTGGCTGATCATGGGCGGTCCGGCGCACACCTGGCCATTCCGCGATCCGTTGGATTTCGCCAGCGCCGATTTGCCGAAACCGAACACGGCGCCGGAGATCACCCTGACCGATCAGATCATCGGCGTCGGCGACGGCGTCACGCGGACGTTTCAATTGATCAAAAACTACAACAGCGGCGCTTTCAGCTATGTCCGGACGATTTACCTGCCGCTGACGACAAGCGTTCTGATCGGCCTGGACGGCGCCGATCCGGGCACCGCCATGCCATGGTCGGTCACACGGCCGGGCGGGCTGATCGTCTTCGATACGCCGGTCGATCCGGGGGTGCAGATCAGCGCCGGCTACCTGTTCGACAACGAAGTGCAATACGAAAACGATCGTTCGTTCGACGGCATCGCCCGCACTTACACGGCCGCCGGCATCGCCGATCTGACCCTGATCGGCGTGCGCCGCTGTTGACAAGAAAGAAAAAAATATGAGCCTGCTTTGGTGCGACGGTTTCGATCATTACGGCGTGGGCACCGCCGGACGCGACGCCATGCTGGACGGCCCCTATGCCGAGATCAGCACCGCAGGCGATATGATTCTGCCGCAGGCCGATTTCCCGCGCACGGGGGCGCGGTCCCTGAAGATGACAGCCAGCGTCAGCGATCCCCTTATCCGGCGGGTCTTCGGCGGCGACAAGTCCGTGGCCGGCGTGGGCTACGCCTTCGTGATCAACCAGTTGCCCTCGATAGCGGCGACCACGGCGCTCGCCTCTTTCCGGGACAACGGGAACGTTCAGCAGGTCACCATCGGCCTGACCACGACCGGGCAGATCGAGGCGCGAACGGGCGCGGTGAACGGCACGGTCATCGGCACCTCGGCGCCCGTCATCGTCGCCGGCGCCTATCAGCATTTCGAATGCCGGGTCGGGATCGGCACGAGCGCCGGCACGGTGGAGGTCCGGATCGACGGGGTGACGGTCCTGGATATCGCCGCCGTGAACACGCGCGGCGCCGGGGCGGCGCAGACGGCCCAGGTCGCAATCATCACCGGCGCCGATACCCCTGGCGGCAACGGCGTGGGCACCATGTGGGTGGACGATATGTTCGCCTGGGACGATCAAGGTTCGGCGGCAAACGATTTTCTCGGCGATCAGCAGGTGCATCTGCTCCTGCCGGATCAGGACACGGCGCAATCGGACTGGACGCGCAACACGGGCTCGACTGATTACGAGCAAATTGCCGAGTCCACGCCGGACGACGATACGACCCATATCGCCGCGTCGGTGGCGGGGGATATCTCGGAGTTCGGCCTCGACGATCTGCCGGCCAACGCCGCATCGATCGCCGCCGTGCAGGTGATCGGCCGCCTGCGCAAGACCGACGCGGGGACCGCCAACGTGCAAATGTCGCTGGTCTCCGACGGGGAATCGCCGACGGCGCCGGCCGAGGCGAACGGCGCCGACCGGCCGGTCACCCAGGTATACACGTACTGGCAGGATGTGTTTCACACCGATCCGGCGACCGCAGCGCCCTGGACGCCCGAGGCCTTGAATGACGCGCGGCTGAAAATAGAGCGGACGGCTTGAGGATTCGCCCATGGCCGATGCGCGCCTGACCCAGACAGCGGCCCTGGCCTTGGCTGGGGCGGCGGTCTCCGACGCCGCGCGTGCGACCCAGGCGGCGGTGCTGGTGCTGGCGCCGTTCGCCGCGGTAGGGGCGCGGGCGACCCAGATCGCGGCGCTGACCGTCGATGCGGGCCTGGCCGTGGCGCGCGCCTCGCAAATCGCGGTCCTGGTACTGGCGGACGGCGCCCCGTGCCTCACGCACTGGGCGCTGTGCGTCAAGATCGCCCGCCGCGACGGAACGGTGCTGGCCTTCACCGATCACGACGAGGCGGTGCTTCACCGGGGGCTGAGCCACCAGCCCTGCCACAGCCTGTCCGGCTCGGCGGCGGAGTTGGCGGCGGTGCTGGGCGCGGTCGGCAACCAGGAATTGGCCGGCGTGCTGTCCGACGAGGCCATCACCGAGGCCGACCTGTTCGGCGGCCTTTACGACGGCGCCTTCGTCGAAGCATGGGTTGTGCCCTGGCTGAACCCCGGCCGTGAGATTCCCTGGCGCCTGGCGGCCGGGACCATCGGCAAGGTCAGCCAGGGATTGATCGGGTTCACGGCCGAGGTGCTGACGGCCGGGGCGCGGTTGCAGCAGCAACCGTTGTTGCAGACGCATTCGCCCGGCTGCCGGTTCCGTCTGGGCGATGCCCGCTGCGGCATAGATCTGGGCGCGCTGACCGAGACCGGCGCGGTGACCGGGGTGGCGATCCCCGATGCGCAACGCGCCGCCAGTCGGCGCATCTTCGCCGACACCTCGCGCGGCGAAGCCGACGGCACGTTCGAACATGGCATCCTGACCTGGACATCGGGCGCCAACGCCGGCGCCGCCAGCGAGGTGAAGAGTTTCGTGCAGGCGACCGGTGTCTTCATTCTGTGGCAGGCGATGTTGCACCCCATCGCGCCGGGCGATGCATACGAGGTGACGCCGGGCTGCGATCTTTCAACGCAGACCTGCAAGGACAAGTTCGACAATCTGGTCAACTTCGGCGGCTTCCCCGACGTGCCCGGCCGGGACGCGATCATCGAATCGCCGAACGCGCGATAGTTGCCCGGAAACTGGAAGACTGGGGCCTCGATATGAGATTTCAGATCGATCCACGGCGCCGGGCGGTGATCGCGGCGGCGCGCGCCTGGGTGGGCACACCCTTCCGCCATCAGGCGCGGCTGATGGGGGTGGGCGTGGATTGCGCCCAGCACGTGATCGCCGCCGGGGAAACGGCGGGGGTTCTCTCGATCGACCCGGCGGCATGGCGGCGGTGGGCGGCCTATGGGCGGGCGCCGAATCCGCGGCGCATGGGTGAAGCCCTGGAGACGTTCCTGGTGCCGATCCCGCCCTCCCGGGCGCGGCTCGGCGACGTGATGTGGCTGGCCTGGGAGCGGGCAGGCGGGCAGGCGGCGCTGCCCATGCACCTGGCGATCCGCTCCGCCCACGGCGGCCGGACGACCATGATCCATGCCCTGGAAAGCCTCGGCAAGGTCTGCGAACACGGCTTTACCGCGGAATGGCCGGGACGCGTGATCTCGTGGTGGCGCTATCCGGGACTTGCCGCCGCCCCCATCGGTCCGGATGCGGTCCAAATGGGACCAGCCTGATGGCGATCCTGGCGCTCGGCTTCGTCGGGACGGCGATCGGCGGCTCCATCGGCGGCACCATCCTGGGGGTGACAGCCGCGTCGATCGGCGGCTTCATCGGCGCCACGGCGGGCGGGCTGATCGACAACATGCTCTTCGCCGGGTCGCAGAAGATCGAGGGCCCGCGCCTGGGCGATCTGACGGTCACTGCCTCGACCTACGGCAGTCCGATCCCGCTGATCTACGGCCGGGAAAACCGCGTGGGCGGCAATATCGTCTGGTCGAGCGGCCTGATCGAGACGGCCAACTCCGAGGAAAGCGGCGGCAAGGGCGGACCTTCGGTTGAATCCACCACCTACAGCTACCGGGTCTCGCTGGCGGTCTCGCTGGGCGAGGGGCGCTCGGCGGTCTTCGGGACGTGGCCGAAGCTGACGCGCATCTGGGCCAACGGCAAACTGATCTTCAACCTGGCGATCGCGGCGCCGGCGCCGGCGGCGGCGACGGCCAATGTGGGGATGGTGGCGACCAAGGCCAACGGCACGCACGCGGTGATCGATACCGTGCGCTTCTATCAGGGAACGGCCACGCAAGCCGTCGATCCGACCATCGAGGCGGCCAAGGGGGTTGGCGATGCCCCGGCCTACCGGCACACCATGTACGCCGTGCTGGTCGATCTGCAGCTCGCCGATTTCGGCAACGTCCTGCCGAACCTGGAATTCGAGATCGCGGCCGACGAGGCGATCACCGATTCGGCCATCGTCAAGGACATCTGCGGGCGCGCCGGCGAGCCGCTGATCTCGTCTAGCCAACTGACGGCGCCCCGGCGGGGCTTCATCGTCAGCCGGCCCGGGTCGGCGGCGGCGGCCCTGGAACCCCTGGCCCTGGCCGGCGCCTTCGATATCGCCGATCAGGGCGGACAAATCCGCTGCGTGCGCCGCGGCCGTACCCTGCGCGCCACCATCCCGATCGGCGACATGGGCGCCCATGACGGCAGTGGCGGCGGGGGCGGAAACGGCGGGGGCGGCGGGCCAATCCGGTTCGAGCGCCTGGACGATTTGCGGCTGCCACGGGAGGCGGCGTTGACGTTCAGCGATCCAGCGCTGGATTACCAGCCGAACACGCAGCGCGCGGTGCGCGGTCTGGGCGCATCGCAGAACAACCTGGCGCACGAGATCCCGGTCACGCTGACGGCCGGCGAGGGCCGGGCGATTGCCGACCGACTGCTCTGGGAGGCCTGGTCGGGGCGACGGGGCGCGCGTTTCGCGGTCTCCGACCGCTGGGCGCGGTTGCGCACCGGCCACGTGGTCGGGGTGGCCGTCGCCGGATCCACGCTGCCCTTCAAGATCCAGCGCGCCACGCGCGGCGCCAACGGGGTGATCGAGATGGAGGCGCGGTACGAAGACCCGGAGATCTATGCCTCCATTGCCGCCGGCATTCCCGGCATCCTGGCGGCGAACGCCGTGCAGCTGCCCGGCGAGACGCGGCTGACGGCCATGGATGCGCCGCTGCTGCGCCCGGGCGACGATGACGCGGGTTTCTATTGGGCCGTGACCGGCGCCAGCGACGGCTGGCGCGGCGCCCGGGTGCTGCGCTCCTCCGACGGCGGGGCCAATTACGCGCCCATGGCGCAGGCGGCGGTGCGCGCCGCCATCGGCACGGTGGCCGCGCCCCTGGCGGCCGGGCCGGCCGACTTCTGGGACCGGGGCAATATCTTGACCGTCGTGTTGGAAAACGACGCGGCGGAATTGGTCTCGGCCAGCGAACTCGCAACCCTAAGTGGCCGCAACGCGGCCTGGCTGGGCGGTGTGGACGGGCTGGCGGGCGAAATCGTCCAGTTCGCCACGGCAACGCTGATTGCACCCGGAACCTATGAGCTGACCGACCTGTTGCGTGGCCGCCTCGGCACCGAGCATGCGATCGGTGCACACGGCGGCGGCGAGATCTTCGTGCTGCTCGATCCGAACACGCTGAAACGCACCGATTTCGGCGCCGGCGATTGGGACCGGGAGCGGCTTTACAAGCCGGTCTCGATCCTAGCCGGGGAGGCCGATACGGCGGCTCAGGCCTTCACCAATACGGGCGAGGCCAAACGGCCATTCTCGGTCGTGCATATCCGGGGCCGGCGCGACACCTTGGCCGGCGACGTGACTATGACCTGGGTCCGGCGGTCGCGGCTGCTGGAGCCGGGCCTGGGATATGGCCCGCTGCCCCTCGGCGAGGAAAGCGAGTCTTACGAAATCGTCATCGTCGTCGGCGGCAACGCGGTCAACACCTACGCCGCCGCGGCGCCCAGTCTGGTCTACACGGAAGCGCAACAGACGGCCGACGGCATCACGCCGGGCGATCCGGTGACGGTACGCATCTATCAGCTATCGACCAGCCGCGGCCGCGGTCGCGTGGCACAGGCCACTGTTTAGGGAGTCGATCGAATCATGACCACCTCGCCGGATCTCGGCCTGCCCTATATCGCCAACCAGCAGAATCAGCCGGAGGTCACGCACAACGAGGCCGTGAACCTGTTGCACATGCTGGCCAACGGCGTGCTCGACCGGGCGGTCAACGACCCACCGGGCGGCCTCACGGAAGGCGACGCCTATATCGTCGGCGCGGCGCCGACCGGGGCCTGGGCCGGGCGGGCCAACTGTCTCGCGGGTTGGTTCGGCACGGCCTGGATCTTCCTGCCCGGCGACGACAGCGACGGCAGCCCGATCGCCATGGGCGCGCGACAGGAAGGCTTGAGCGTCTGGGTGCGCGACGAAAATGTCCGCTACACCTGGACCGGGGCGGCCTGGTCGGGCGGCGCCGCCGGGACTATCTACGACTTCGGCTTCGCGTTCGGCGATACGCCCGAGGCCGGCGCGACGATCCAGCGGGTGCGCATCGGCCGGGCCATCCTCATCCCGGCCAACATGGCCGGATCGTCCGGCGGCGTGGCGACCAACCCGGACGCGGCCTGGGATGTCGATGTGCTGGACGATGGCGTTCCCATCGGCACCATATCCGTCGCCACGGACGGCGGGGTGACCTTCGCCACGGACGGCGCGGTGAACGTGGCGGCGGGCAGCGAGATCGCGTTCGTGGCGCCGAGCGCAACGCTGCCGGAAGCCACGGTCGCCGACGGCTCGTTCGTGATCCTGGCCACGGTGCAGTGATGCCGCTGCTCTATTCCTCGTTCCTGGGTGGCGTGGGCGGCGCCGGGCCGGCCGGCGATCCCCATTACGGCAATGTCATACTGCTGTCCGGGTTCGAGGGGGCGGACGCGGCGACGGCGACGGACGACGAAAGCCCCGCCGCACGCGGGGCCGCCAGCTTTTTCAGCGCCGCGAAGCTATCGACCACGACGCCTTTGGTCGGCGCCTCCTCGCTCTTGCTGGACGGCAACGTCGATCGCGTCACCTGGCCCGACAGCGCCGATTGGACCATGACGGGCGAATTTACCCTGGACGTGGTGGTGCAGTTCTCGGCCCTGGTCGGCAGCACCTTTCCCACGCTGATCTGCCAGGACGGCGGCGGCGGGAGCGGCAACCGGGCCTTCCTGCTGGGCGTCAACATCGGCACCAACCGGTTCGGACTGACGGTCTCGGCGGACGGCAGCGCCGCCTCGTTCGCGAACGTGGATGTCACCGGCGGCCTGCAGACCGGGGTTCCTTACCACGTGCGGGCGCACCGGGATGGATCGAACGTCCTGCGCGTGGCCTACAGAAAACTGAGCGATGGGGCCATGACGGGTCCCGGCGCGACCGCGATCCTGGAGGGCATGTTCGCCAGCAGCCGCGCCCTGGAGATCGGCGGCAGCGATATATCCACCGCGACCAATCACGTGAGCGGGCGCATCGACGAGGTGCGTATCACCGCCGGGGTGGCGCGGGCGATCGACGAGGTTGTTGCGCTGCCCTTCCCGCGGCTGGCGGCCTGATTATGTTCGGCTTCAATCCGGCTGTTCTCGCGCGCCTCGCGCTGGCCGCCATGGCGATGGCATTGACGCTGCTGTTCGGCAAGCCGGCCGGATCGGTTGAGGGGCGCCCCGTCTGCATGCCCCGCCTGGTGATGCTGCAATCGCTGCTCGCCGCCCACGGTCAAGTCATCGTCGTGCGCGCGGCGCTCGGAGAGTCCATGGCGGAATGGACGGCCAATGCCAAGACCGGCAGCTGGTCCATGGTGCTTACTGGAAAATCGCCCGACGGCACGCTGATGAGTTGCCTGATGATGAATGGGGAGCACTGGCATCCGATCGAGCCGGAAACATGACGCGGAGGGTGAGCGTGGCCGATCACGTGGCGAGACAAATGGCGACCGAAGCGCTGACCAGGCTCGACGGGCACGAAAAAGCATGTGGCGATCGATGGATCGAAACGCGGGAAGCGATCAAGGCGCTGACCGCCGGACACCGGTCGATCGTGCACCTGCTGCTCGGCGGGCAAGGCGCGATCATCCTGTTTCTCGCGGGGTTGATCGTGACTTTGCTCTTCACGGGGAAGTGACGGCCGTTCCGATGACGATCATCAATCGCCAGACCATCGCCGGCGCCCTGGTCGCGGTCGGGGCGCTGGGCGGCACGGCCGGGGTGATCGGCACCGTCGAGCTTTTCCGCTTCTGGGCGCCGCGCGGGGAATTCGAGGCGGTGGCCGTGCGGGTCTATGAGATGACGGCGGACAGGGCCGATTTCCAGCACCGCCGCGCCGAAGCGGCCTTGCGGATATGCAACGAAAAGGAGGACGCGCGGTGCTGGAGCGAGGAGCGCGACCTGCGCGATGCCGCCGAAGATCTCGCGATCGAGCGGGCCCGGTATAAACGTTACAAGGGAGAGTGAACGAAATGAGCGAGACGCTCGATTGGTCGCGCTGGCCGAATTTCAGCGAGGCGGAGTTCCGGTGCAAGTGCGGTGCGTGCGGCGGCTCGATCGTCATGGAGCCGGCGTTCCTGGACAAGTTGCAGGCGGTGCGCGACGCCGTCGGTTTTCCGATGCCGGTGACCAGCGGGTATCGCTGCTCGGCCCACCCGGAGGAACGCAAGAAAAAGGGCGGGCCCGGCGCGCACCACCATGGGGTGGCCGCCGATATCGCCTGCGATGGGCGCGGCGCAATCCTGCTCGAAATGGCATTCGTAAAGGTCCAGGAAGCCGCCGGTGATAAGCGCATCGGTCTTGGCCGCTCGCAGCGCCCCGGCGTGGCGCGCTTCGTTCACCTCGATTGCCACGACGATCCGGCGCGGCCGAACGCATGGAGCTATTGATATGGAAAATTCGACGCGCATAAAGGCGGTGCTGACCGCGATCCTCGCGGCCGCGCTGGGCGGCGACGAGGCCCTGACGGCGGCGTGGCAGTCATTCTCCGCCTGGGCGTTCGCCAATCTGCAGGGCACGGACCTGGCGGAGATCGGCGGCTTCAAAATCGCCGCCGTCGCCGCCCTCGGCCTCTACCTGTTCTGGCGGCGCCGGGATGCCCGAGTTTCGCCCGGGCCATCGAGCGGGGGGCCACTTGGCGAGCCTGGGGGCGGCGCCGATGCGGCCGCCCTCCAGCAGCTCCTGCGCGCGTTGACCGCGCGCGAAACCGCCGCGACCTCACTGGCCGAGCGCCGTGGCGGTGCATCGGCGGAGCGCCGCGAAGGCGGCGGCTACAGACCCACTGCCGTGATCGACCCGGCGGCCCCGCCCGGCAACCCGCCGAATATGGGCAGCGCCGCCATGACCCCTGGAAAGGAAACCGAGACATGAAACCGAGATCCTTCGCGACGATCGCCGCCGCCCTTTCGGCGGCTTTTTTATTGGCCGCGTGCAGCACGTTCTTCGGCGCCGCCGAAACGAGCGGACAGAAGGCGTTCCGCCTGGCCGGCATCTACAGCTATGTCGCCATCCCGGCGGCGGAGTACGCGGCGATTCCCACCGCGAACACGGAGATCGTCGATCTGGTCTGCCGCGTCGACAAGGCGGCGTGGGGCGCGGTGGAGAGCGCGCGCGTCTCGCTCGAGATGGGCGGCGACACGCTGACCACGTCGCTGGCGGCGGCCAGCTCGGCGCTGGCCTCGTTCAGCCTGCAGGTGCTGGGGACGATCTCGTTCCCGTCCGTCGATCCCGCCGAGCTGGCGTCGAAGTCGATCATCCTGGCCAGCGTCGGCGCGCGCTCGTTCGCCGAGATGCGCGTCTTCCGCAAGACCTACCTGCAGACGAAGCTGGCGGCGATGCAGGACCTGGGCCTCGATCCGACCGCCGAGGAGATGGCCGAGATCGGCGACCAGGCGAGGCTGCGCCACGACCGGGTGCAGGCGGCCTGCGCGGCATGAGTCCATCCTGTCCGGCTCGGCGCCTGGCCGTTCTCTCGGCGCTGATCTACCTGGGCGATTGGAACCAGGTGGCGCACCGGGTGGCGGCCCTGGGCGGCAGCCTGATCGCCTGGCGCGATCACGCGGACGCCCAGGCCATGTTCGTCATGGGCGGGACGGTGCAAGGCGGCGACCAGTGCGCCGCCTTCGTCTTCAGGGGCACCGAGGCGAGCCGGGCCCGGTGGCGGGACCTCACCGACAACCTGGGCACGGCGCGGCGCTGGTCCGGCGCCGGGCGGGCGCACAGCGGCTATCTGACGGGCCTGGAGCGGACCCGGGACGCGGCGCGGGCGTGGGCGGAAAAACTGCCCTCGGCCGTGCCGCTCTACGTCACCGGCCATTCCATGGGCGGGGCGATCGCCACCCTGTTCGCCTCCTGGTACTACCGCGAGCACCCGGACGACCACCTGGCCGGGCTGGTCACCTTCGGGGCGCCCAAGGCCCTGGACGGGGAGGCGGCGGCCCGCATCGCCTGCCCGATCCACCGCTATGCCGTGCCGCTGGACTTCGCCCAGGTGTGGCCGCCGAGTTGGCGGCTGGTGCATCCGGCGCCGGCGATTGCCCTACGCTCGGCCTTGCGGTGGCCGGGGCCGGTCTCGCGGCACTCGATCGAGAATTATGTGGCCTCGTTGAACGGGGCTTGAACGAAACAACGCAAAGGAGAGACGACGATGGCACGGGTTTTCGGCGGCGACGATCTGCGCGATACGGCAAAAAAGATCGAAGCGGCGATGGACGCTAAGAACAAGGCGAGCGATGCCCTCAAGGCCGTGAAGAAAGCGGCGCGGGCGCGCGGCTATGACATGGAATGTCTGAATACGGCGATCAAGGAACATCGGACCACCAACGCGAGTCGGGCGGAGCAAAAACGCAAGCTGGTGGAATTGTACCGGCAGGCCCTGGGCCTGACACCGATCGAGGAAATCATGGCGGCGGGCGACGATCCGGAGGACGATGCCGGCGATGCGGAGGGCGATGGGGACGACGCGCCGGGGCGGGCGGCGGAGAACGGCGCGGGCGCGGCGCTGCAATAGGCCAAGCACGGTGGCCGACACGTGAAGGCGTCGAACGATTTCATCGAAACGCACACATCGCGCCGAAAGATCAAGTGAAGCGGCCGGTTGCAAACCGATATCTGACCTGCGCTTCATTTTTTCGACCACGAAGCAGGGGGCAAAAAGTGTCGTGCCCCCGGCTGCCCCCTCCTTGACACATATGTTCTCAATCCGTTCTATGGCGGACGCGATGGCAAGGGGCCGCAACGGCCGTGGATTTTCGATGGGTTGGAAGCACGATCTTCAATTGCGCGATCTGGCCGCGGACCTCACGATAGAGATCACATGCCGCCAATGCAGCTTTAGTTACAATCGTCAGGTCGCGGAACTGACCGGCCTCGATAGGTCGCTGCGCTTGGACGAAGTGGAAGCGCGCCTGCCATGCAGGCGGCGGGGGTGCCGCGGCGGGGTGCGGATCGCCCTGGTCGACGCCGAAAAAACGGAGGGGTTTGTCGGCGGCATGCCTTGATTGGGCAAGCGACCAATTCGGCGGCGCCACCGATATGGCCCGGTTGACGGAACCGCCCGATTTTCGGGTTTGGTTGCGACGGGCGTTTCGCAAACAAATGCGAAAGCGACGACAAATATGCAAATCCAATTCTGGCCCCGCCGTCCGGCGCGGGCGGGGGATGGGCGCGTCAACGCCCAGAGCCGCGGAGATCACATCCGCACGACCAAAGACCGACCGATCCCGGCCGTCCCGCCCACCCGCGCACGGGTGGCGGGATACTATCTGGAAATCGTGCATGGAATCCTACCGCTGCGCCTGTGGGGCGCTGCTGTTCCGATTTCGCTTAGGGGCCATGATCGAGGATCTGGAGATCAAGTGCCGACGGTGTGGCACGATGCATCGCTATAGGTCGTGTCCTGATAAACGAGAGGTGGATCAGCGGCGGGACGCTAATGTCGGCATTGAAGCCAACACCGGTCGTAAGTCTGCGCGCTAAGGAACTCGCGTCTTTAGCCAGATTCGGACGTCATTATTTGGCGAGATCGCTGAGTTTTGGAGATGAGCGAACGTAAAATTGGAAATATGGGTCGACAACCGTAAGAGTGTCCGCGCGCGGCGATGGCCCAGATCGCGGCGGCGCACGAGCGCCTGCAACTGGTGGTAATCGAGAATCTGGGCTACGGCGAGTTCGTCGAGGCTTACGATACGCCGGAGACCCTGTTCTATCTCGACCCGCCGTATTGGGGGGGCGAGGCGGACTATGGCAAGGGGCTGTTCGCCCGCGGCGATTTCCGCAAGATCGCGACGGCGCTCGCCGGCCTGAAAGGACACTTCATACTGTCGATCAACGACCGGCCGGAGATCCGCGAAATCTTCGCCGGGCACCGGTTCGAGGAAGTGGAGACCACCTATACGGTCAACGTCGGCCAGCCCAAGCCGGCCAAGGAGCTGCTGATCACCCGCGCCGATCGGACCAATGGGTTCGATCTGTTTTCGGCACGTTGATCCGGGCGTTTTGCAGATTGCCCGTAAGCCATTGATACGCGGCGAGGCGTTTTGCAGAATCGCGACGGCAAGGGATTGTTTCCATTGATAAGGCGATGGCTTTGCAGGCCCCTGCATAACCACTCTGCCACCGGGCCGGGAGGCCGCCCGCGGACGCTGATGCCGACAGGCCGGCGACATATAGAGGCCGGGCCAGAACCGGTCAAGCGCTGGTGCGCGGGAGT